TCTGAGCCAACTGATAATGTTACTGTGCTTGCCGACTGTGTAAGGTTTGTCGCAGATCCTTTTGTTGTTGTTCCAGTACACATCTGCATCTGACGAGTGCTGATATATCTTGAACTAGTTGTGCTGACATAACCCTTTGCCTGACATGCAACAGAATCAATGGTAGCACCTTCTGGGATTGCGCTAGTATCAAAATTGTAATAAACATAAGTAGCAGCACCAGACCCAGTTGTAAGTACGAACTGGGCATAGCTACTACTTGTTGCATCCGTGTAGCCGTTGTCAATAGGATACGAGCTACTCACGGATGCGTATCTCGAATGTGTTGTATCCAGTGAGGAAGGATGAAATGTTAAGCTATCACTTACGTTTACTTGTCTTGCCATTTAATCACACTCCTCACTGTTTAATCCAGATGTCACCATCATTGCCGCCCGAAGGTGAATTTTCCGAAATCGTAATAGTGGAATATGTTAACGCCACATTCACACTGGCAAGATTGGTAACATCCACGTTTCCATTTGCGGTAATTGTCTGACTGCCGCTCACTAACTCACTTGCAGTCACTGTTACACCCGTACCATACTTCGTTCCACCGCTGATATAACCAGTGGTATTAGTCACGCTCGGTGTCACTGTGATTGAGTGATTGCTTACAGTTCCTTTGCTTGCGGATGGCGTTCCCGCTGAACCACTAGGCATCGCCGCAACTTTAACAGCACCAGTAGTATATTTTCCTGCCGCTACTGCCGTTTGCTCAGATGTTGATGGAGTAATTGTCGCCGCCGCCTGTGTTGAAAGCTGAAGCGTGCCAGTTGTTGTTCCTGCGCTTACATATCCTGCTGACTGAGTATGACTTGCTGTCACAAGACCAGTAGTAGAGTTGACAGAAGCAGTTGGATTAGCATGGGTAGCAGTTGCCACTGATTTAGTTATTCCAGTCTCATAATAGCCATATGGAATTGTAACCTCATTGTCAGATACGGTTATATCACTATCGCTCTTTATTGGAAAATTTGAAATATTGGATATAAAAACGCTAGTCAAAGGAAAGTCTTCCCTCGTTGGGATATATCCAGATTTAGCAAAATCTAATGAAATAAAAATATTCCCACGATCATAAGAAATCCCATGTAAAGTGGGAACATCCGCATATGACACTAACTTGGTCACATTATTAGCATAATAACCCGCTGGCGCTGTAATTGATAACCCGCCATTTTCTGAAGTTACTTCTTCTTCTGTTAAATCCGCAGAAGTTTTTCTCGGTACTTCACTACCAACATACGTACTACTAATCGCTTCAACCGCAACACTAGACAGACCATCATAACCAGAGTCGGCTGTGATGGTCTGTGCTGTTTCGGATGGAGTTGCGGTTTTGGATTGGAGAGTAGGAGAGCCTGATGGAATATTAACAGTTGCTGTCTCATACTGTGATACATTTACAGTTCCATTAGTTGTTATATTAACATTGCCAGTTGGAAACTGGTTAGCTGTTTCATATATCTCATATTTTGAAACATCCGCAGTTACCCCAGACATTCTAATATATGCTGTATTAGCTGTTGTTTTAATAAAACTATAGTTATCAGTTCCCGTAGAGCGTGGAATTACTAACGATGCTTTTTCCGCTGTTTTATCAGATTTATAAAAAGCATTGTAACTATTTCCAGAACTGTTTTTTACAACATACCATGTATTTGGTTTAACTGGTATATATCCAGTAGATGTCCAATTATTATATGAAGTTTCTGTGCTGCCATTAATATAAGTATTAGCGACATCCTCTGATGTATCATGCAAGTTATCAGAAACAATCACGACCCATTCTTCTGTAGCTGCACCACTGCCGCTTGCCGTTCCAACTATTTTATTTCCACTTGCGTCATGCGCCGTATATCCTTGCATAAGATGTTCCGCATCAACAGTGTCAGAGGATATATCCATGAGCGTCTTTCCATTTACTGTTATTTTATTGTATATCGTACTCATAATATTCCTCCTTCTTATAAGTCTCCGATCATATAGTCAGCATAAGTAGACCAATTGGTCGCTTCTTTATATGCTGTTAAACTAGATGCGGGTACATGTATTCTTAAAAAAGAATGTGCATGAATTGACGCATATTGTAATGTTGGTGGAGTTTCAGGATATACATATAAATCTTCTAAAGAATAAGCATTATTTAAAAATTTATCTCCATTTACCGCCGTGCAATCTGAGTGTATTGTGAATTTTTTAAGAGCATATAGATTATCATAACTTGCTAATGCACCAGTATTTGAAAGATATCCGCTACCGCCAATTTCTTCCAATGAAAAACAATTAGTAAATGTCCCTCTACCGCCAGACACATTTCCTTGTAATCTTAACCTAGTTAAAGCAGGAGATGTGATAACATAAGTTCCATCAAGTCTTAAAGTGTCCTTAGTATATGGTAAAGATATATGTCTTAAAACATAAGCATTCGATAAAAATTCTTGTCCATTATCAAAATAATTTAAATTTATATGTTTAAGAAATTTTACGTTAGACAAAAAAGCTGTTCCTGTTGGCGGAGTTGGCCCATAAGGAATTACTGCATATTCAATTCTAGTATCTCTAAATAAATTAGCGTTCCATATTGCTAACCAACTAGGACTAATATCTTTTCCAAAATATATTGTATCTACCACAGCCTCTTTAGGAACAAATATATCATTAGCTCCAGTTCCAGAAGTACATAATGTACTACTTACTTTTAAATGGTATTTTCCATATGTGCTATATGTATGAGTAGATGCACCTCCACCCGTTGTCGTCTCTTCATTGCCATCGCCCCAATCAATTGTTGAAGCATAGTATTGTCTAACAGTAAATTCTAATCCAGTTTTTTCATCCAACTCTATAAAGAAATGCGTCTTACCATCAGTAGGATAATAAATAGCTCCAATATCAGCAGGATATTCAATAGAATGTAATTGATCTAATGTCCAGTTCCAACACAATGGAGTTAATGGAACAATATCATTACTATGATCTGGGAATTCTGGCATTGCTGACATTCTTTTTGCTTCTGCCATAGAGCATGAATATAATAAAGTTCCTTCATAATCCCAAAAGCACACTTCATCAGATTCTTTTGGAACGTTAACATGTATTTCTGAATAGCCATCCAATCCATCATCACTTGGATCATATGTACCTGTCATACTAGCAGTTTTACTTCCTAATAATGTACCACCGCCAGTAATTTTTCCTGTAGTACCAGTAGCATTGGATTCTTCTTTTATAATTACACTACTTGATATTCCATCAACCGCCGCCTTCATCTGAGCGATCGTCAAAGGAAGGCTTGCGCCAGACTTCTCAGATATACTAACTGCAAGGCCATCAAGTTTTGTTTTTGTTACAATTACTTTTTCGTCTGCCATAAGACCCTCCTTTCATTAAGATGCATAAGATACAGTAATTCCGCTGTCCGCCCAATCTGCGGGATCAAAATTTGAATTATCTATTTTACTAATAACTAATCCAATTGAACCAATGGCAGAATCGCTAACAAAGAACCATTTCTTAAAATTATCTTTATTAGTTGATACTATATGTTTCTCGTTTGAATCATAATAAAATAATTTATATTGATAACCTTCATTAATATTAATATAAACAGTTTTATTTGTTGGAATAGTTATTGGTGCGGTTGTGGCAATCATTGTTCCAACACCTGTAGTTATTGTAATCGTATTCGCATAAGATGCTCCATTTGGTGCACTTAAATTAGCCCCAGAACATTTCGACCAAGTATATTGACTTAAATCTATGTTTATAAAAGTTGAACTAGAATTTAAATAATAATCATAGTCACTTTGTTTTATAATATTATATTTTAATAAAGCATTGCTCCAGTTTGTTGCGGCAATCCATGTGTCATAAAGATTATCTGGTACGACAATCTTTACAAAATTATTCATACCATTTGTAATATCAGTATATCTACCAAGTGTAGGAACTGAAGTGTGATTTCTGAAATCTAACAATCGTAATTGTGGCATATTTCGTAATGTGGCATCATATATATTAATTACAGAAGAAGGAACAGTCAATTCTTGTAAAACATAGTTATATGAAAAATCTGGCATGTATGTAGTATTAGTAAAAATTAATTCTGATATATCTTTAAGATTCCAACATTGTTCGACACAATCTGTTACGTTTGTTCTATTGGTAATCAGCGGGATATTAATATTTGCCTTTATTTTTCTAAGAGAATGATCATTCATAAATAAATATCTAATAGTAGTTGTTTTAGAAAAATCAAAATCAGATATATCTATTTCTTCTAACTTTTTACATTCCCTAAACATAGAATCAAAAGAGGTTACATTTGAAGTGTCCCATGATTTTCTACTTATTGTTTTTAACATTTTACAATACTGAAACATGCCATCAAGCGTAGTTGCCTTATTAGAAACTGTCCAATTTGTTAAATCTAATTCAGTAAGTAATTCATTTTCATAAAAACAACCACTAAATTGAATAACATTTGATGTATCAAAATTATTAACATTTAACTTTCTTATACTTCTACACCCATAAAACATATTCAATAGATTAGTACAAACACTTGTTATAATCCATTTGGAAACATCTAAGTCTTGCAATGCCCAACATCCGCTAAACATACTATTAAATGTTGTTGAGGCAGAAACATTAAAATTTTCAATTCCGTTTATTTCAATAAGTTTTCTACACCCCATAAACATTCCATCAAATCTTGTTACTCCACTAGTATCCCAATCGGTTAAATCAAGATTAATTAAAGAATAATTATTGTAAAATGTTTGATAAAGAACAGTACATTTATTACTTAAATCATGTGGAAGATATATTTCACTTAAAGCATGTTGATTTATAAACGATTGTTGAAGACTTGTTACGTTTGCAAAACTACAAGTAGACATATCTACTTTTTCAAGTATGTTTCCACCATCATTATACATATTTTGTAGAGTCCCGCTTGGCGCACCGTCCATTACAGTATCTGCAATTAAATATCTTGTAGTCCAAGTATATTGTTCGCTAGTTCTGTTCGCAGTTCCAATCCAACTAGGAATCCTGCAATATCTTTCTACACAAGGTTGTATCCATGACGGATAATAACCTCCACTTGCTTCCAAATTGTCCCATCTAGCAAAAGCAAATCTAGTAATCACCGCATCTTCTTGCGGCGTGATCTTATACACCACATAGTCACCCTCATCAGTAGGTAACATCTCTCGGAATATGCCGCCACTAGCCACATTAGTTACATCACTTGATGCAGTGAATATACCATTATTTATCTGGCCTCTCACCACGCTATACGCACCGTACACCCTAATGGAAATTGGTTTCGGATCATATATGTCAGTGCAGTCATATGTCAAATAAATAACCTCCTGATTAGTTAAATCCACTTTGGAATAGTCTGGCCAATCAGAAGGTCTTTCCCATTTCTTAACTCTTACATTATGTAAATCTTTGATTGCATCATCCATCTCACGAGGTTTGTATGTTGCGGTTTCGCCGTTCCGATCTCTGATCGCATCCGCAATATTCGTAAAGACGCTGTCGTCTATATATACTTTACTCATTAATAACTCACCTCGCTTGCGTCATCAAATCCATACGATGCTGTGTCTCCATCGCCATACTGAGCGAGAGCCGTCGCAATAAGTTCATTCACTTGCGAAGCTGTCATATATGGAGATGTGGTATTTACCCATTTTGAGGTCGTTCCATCATAGGTTAGTATTTGTCCTGTTGCGGGAGAGGAGATGGTGGTATCAGTAAGAGTTGATATTTTAATATTAGAAGTATTCCAACCAGTATAACTAACTTTATTATTTGATTTTACCCATGATAATGACTTTAATGTGGTTGCATTATTTTTAGTAAAACCCATTCCTGCTGAATTAATGAAACTTAAATTATATACTTCAGTACCATTAATTGCCTTAATATCATATCCATTTTGATATGCGGTATATACATCATCAAAATTTGCGGTGGTTGCAAATCCATCTGTCTGATTACCTGTAATAGTTACATATAATACTCCACTGATATCACTATTTACCCACTTAGAACTTGCACTATCATACTTCAGCACTTGTCCATTTGCGGGGTTGGCGATATTAGTATCCGCTAGACCAGACAAATTCGGCGATACACCTGCGGTCGCCGCATCCACATATTGCTTAGTTGCGACATCCATATTCTCCGTTGGACCAGCCCCTACCGTCAGCTTACCCGCATACCAACCATTGCCGTTCCAGTCGAGAGTGTAAGCGTTGGAACGAGCAGAGTCGGTTGTGCCATTACCTACGATATCAGCATAAGTATTAGAAGTATCCTCGACATTATATTTACCTTGAACATGTTGATTGACGCCAGACGCAATAGTTATTTCACCTTCCGCATGAGAACCACTTCCAGATGCAATCGTGCTATATCCTTCAGCATGAGAATGACTTTTAGTTGCATTTGAACCGTATCCTTCCGCATGAGAATGGTCGCCAGATGCTATTGTATGGCTTCCTTCTGCATGCGAATATGCCCCTAATGTAGTCGTATGATATCCCTCAGCGTGAGATCCAGTTGACTTAGCAAAAACGCTAATCCCTTCTGCATGCGAATATGGTCCAGAAGCAGCCGTTTTTATTCCTTCAACATGAGAGTGATTACCATAAGCAACTGTATTTTCACCTTCTACATGGGTGTTTGTATTTGCGGCAACATTGCCAGATTCAATATAATATACTTGATTAGATATTGCAGAAGTTTCTGATAAAGTCTGATTTAATGTAATACTTGTTATTCCTTGAGTGCTTTGATCAATAACTTCATCAGTTATTTGGTATATTCTACTATTACCATACTTTGATGCGGTAATATAAAAATATTTTAAACTTCTCCAAGAGGAGTCTATTTTATTAACCGTATAAGTTGTTGCATTAGCTGACCCAGTTAAATAAATACGTCTATTAGTATAATTAAGCGTGCCGTAACCACCCTCTACGTGAGAGCCATCACCCGAAGCAATCGTGCCACTCCCCTCTGCATGGGAATGGTAGCCAGAAGCGACTGTACTACCTCCCTCAGCATGAGAAGAAGTGCCAGATGCCTCACCACTCCCTTCAGCATGAGAACTACTACCCGATGCAATCGTGCTGTTTCCTTCTGCGTGTGAATATGCTCCAGAAGCAGTTGTATTATATCCTTCAGCATGAGAATAAATTTCAGTTGCAGTATTATCTCCGCCTTCAACAATTGAACTGTATCCACTTCCAGCATAAATACGAGGTTTATTTAATATATAACTTGAACTAGCTGTATTATATTCTTCCCAATCACTTTGCTTAACTTCAGTTTTTAACTGTGCTATATCAGTCTTATTCTGTGACACATCTGCCTCAACCGCACCAAACCGTTGAGCAAATGCTGATATGACTTTGCGGAGATGAGAGAGTGTTATGTATTTTGGTAAAGCCATAAATTTTCACATCCTCTCTGTGGGTTATACTGGTTCTGATGATGAGGCAGTTAATGTAGTTGGAACGTAAAGATTAGTTGCACCATCTTCGTAATAAATATTACCTAGACCCTTTTTAATAACAAAACTGCTTCCACTAGTACTCCAAGTTAAAGAAGGTATTTCATATCCGTGTTCATTTTTAAATACCACAATTTGTCCTTTATCCATCGCCTCTAAAACTTTATTATAAAGTGCTGTATTTTTCATCCTAATTATTTCTCCTTATCTGCGTATTCAGGAAGTGTCATATCAATGACGCAAATGCCACCACCACCAAGCAAGTCTCCGCTCGCTCGCTTCATGCGGCCGCCGCTTTCAATCAGCACTTTGTCTGTTTCTTGTACGGAGTCGACAACCGCCAACTCGCTAAGAGTAACTGTATTTAATTCGCTCATGTTGTTTCCTCCTTATCCTAAAATAATATTGTTGTCAGCATCAGTTACTACATTGCCATCCGCATCCGCAACTGGTGCAGCAAAGTTAAATTCTGTCAATAGATTTAAAACATTCTCATCATCTTCGGGTTGAGGAATTTCGGTGTATAGCAGGCCGTTCTCATCCACGCCAACCGCTTGCGTCATGTCAGCAGTCTTCGCAATGGGCTTCACGCCACCAAGAGTTGACGGAGTAGCAATGGGAAGGTCATACCCGTCACGAAGCGTCACCACTCCGGTAGAGTCAGTGCCAAGATATTTGTCAGCATTTGCAGACCCTTGGTTTTTGTCAACCTTTGTGTCGTCAGAACTTTTTATCTTCCCCCACAGATGCTCCAGACCTGTCTTGTCCAAGTAAGATGTTGCCATCTAGCACACACCTCCCTTTTTATGATGCAGTGATTGTGTCAATCTCCGCATTCGTAATGCTTGCAAGATCACTCGTCTGTACATATCCACTGAGATCAACCGCTCCCGACAGAACATCCCAGTCAGAGCCATTCCAAGTCACGTTGTCTCCTGCCTTAATGCCGTGAGTGGCATCAGCGGCGGTCACGTTATAAGTATCACCAGTCTTCTGACCAGACTTCGGCAGAGCGGCATAGTTAGCAACCGTCCCCTTATAGTCGTAAAGTGTGGAAACAGCGGTAGTGATTGCATTGCTGACATCGCTTGCAGTTTGATACCCATAACTTTCTATAGTACTCTTAACGTTGGCATCCGTCTGATAACCATAGCTTTCTACCGTGGTCTTGACGTTTGCATCGGTCTGATATTTTGAATCATTTGTCAGTTCGCTGACAGCAGTTGGAACAGAGATGTTCGCCGTTGCCGCAGTAGAAGAGTTGGCAGTAAATGTTGCGACATCCGTGCCATTCTTCTGAATAGTCAGAGTTGCATTGTTGACTGTCGGAGCGTAAATCTTGGTTGTGCCAACCGTTGCAATCTCAGTACCAGACTTCACAGTCTGAGTAACGTTAGCAGAACTTGCCGCCTCTTCAGCCTTCTTAATCGCACCGTAAACAGTGGGAGTAGAAGAGGAGTCGGTAGACTTACCGAGGACAGCATCAGCCGCTCCCGCAGGATCATAGTCTGTCGATTTTGTATATGCCGCAGAGTCAAGACCTTTCACTGCAACATCAGTACCATTGACAGAGAGTGTGCCGTTGGCAGAACCCTGTGCAACAGTTACATTGACAGCCTTCTGTGCATCGGGTGTAAGAGCAGTGCCATTAACCTTGACGGTCTCAATCACGTTGGGCTGACCGCCCTCGCTGACAATGTTGTCAACCTTCTCCTCAAGGGTGTCAATCTTACCCTTGTAAGTTGTATATTCAGAATCTTTTACGGTATAGTCATCATTATTAAGGTCGCTCTGCTTCGTGGGAATTTTTCCCTCAACAGTCTGAAGCTCAGACTTGGTTGCGAAAAGTGTTTTGATTTTTTGCCACACATAGAGCAAACCGTCTTTATCCAGATATGATTTTGCCATAATTTTGTCTCCTTATTAAAATGAAAATATTTCCTCCAACTCCGTGTTGGAGATAACATCAAGATTTAATTCTGGAAACGTCTTGTTTCCAACCAGTGTCACTCCCTCAATCTGAGGTTTATTGTCAAGCAGTTCGTAATCATTCACCGCATTGTATCGGATGGGCGTGAGAAGTGATGCCTTCACGTTCACCCGATTATTGGTCAGCGATGCCTTCACGTTTATCTTATTATTCTTGAGAGTGGGAGAGACAGTAATCGTTCTGTATTCAGCCATAATTAATCCTCTTTCTGAAGTTCATCAACATTGAAGACGAACTTATTCGTACCAACAACACCACCGTCACGGAACCAAAAGCGGCACTGTCCAACGATGGAATTCTTCGGACTCAACGCCATTGTTTCTTCCTCGGTAAACGTCTTGATAAAAGTGTTCGTCTCAGTGTCAACTTCAACATTGTCGAGACTATATATGGTGACCTTCCCACGATGCTTGAGCCTTAGTTCGAGTGCAGTGACATCACTTACTGCAAAGTCCTCTGGATCAATCTCAATTGCTAATTGTGGGGTAGTCCCTTGCAATATTGAGTCTGTGTTGTTTTTATAACACGCCATCACTTCACCTCCAAACTATCAAGGCTGTCACATGTGAAATGCAACAGCCTTGGATATATATTATTCAGTTACTACTTGCCATCCAGCAGGATACGCTTCGGGTGACCAAGTGTTATTATCAATCAGCGATTCGTAAATCGGGTCATCTGCGGTGGGATAGTGTACCCTGTCGCCCTTCATGTACGGATTGGTGGAGTCGGGTTGCTCCCAAACCGGAACAACTTCGGGATCTGGAATAAGTACCTTTGCCCACAGAGACGGTGCGGCAGTCGGTGTCCAGTCGGCCTGTGCCTGATGTGCCTGTAAGCACTTATACAGTGTATCTTCAAAGCGCACTCTTGCACCAACCTCATATGCGGCCTCCGCATTCCAATACGGAAAAAGTTCCTTGGAGTCCAGTGCCTTCTCGTCATCAAGGTTTACTGCAAGCTCCTCAATTACCGAGCGAAGTTCTCTCGCTCTTTCAACAATTTCAGACATATTACTCCTCCTCACCAAGCATAACCTTTGCTGCGGTTACATAATCAGTACTTGCTTCAACTTGAGATTCAAGCTCTGCAACACGTTTTCTGAGAGCATCAGCTTCGGTCAGCTCACGCTGAATAAACTTAGCCTCATATGTGCCGTCACGATTAGTGCCAATAAATGCATGGTCATAGATAAGATTATTCCAGACTCCATAAGTGATTGTCTGTGTCTCATCCATGACTGTGATTGTTTCAAAGTCGCCGTTGATAAATCTCTGAATCATCGGCTCAATGTCTTCAAAGTTCTCATATGTAATACTTACTGATGTGACAGAAGAGGAGTCATTGACTTCGACAACCTCGCCATCACCAATAATAAATTTAATCATGTTTAAGTCTCCTTAACTTGTTGTTAACGGGTCTTTAGTTATATAAGTAAACTGCGCACGGTATGTTCCTGCCGCACCATATCTCAACTGAAGATTTCCATTTGTTCCAAGCGACACCCTGCATCCTCTAAGAACTGTCGTACCCCAGTTTCCTGCGGTTGTTACAATCGGATATGCCCCAAATGGCATGGGCATGCCACCAGATGATACAATTTCTGTCCAGTTGGATAAAGTTGCTGAAAGAGTAAATTCAAATTGAACAGTCACGACTTGTCCACATCGGATAACTTGAGGATTGCCGAGTGAACTAATCCCTGTTGGCAAGGTAGAAACGTGAGAAACAGATACTTGTTTAATCATTTGATTAATGCTTGCATCATGCGTGGCATTAAAGGCTGAATCCGAATAATATATTGGAAGATTCATATCTATTGCGCCATCTTCGCATTGTTCAACAATTTCTTTTGTAGCAACCCTACCGAATGAAATACCTTTTCCGCTATAATGATAGTCAATAAGAGCAAATGAGCTAGGAACTATAAAAGTGTTGAGCGTAGCATAATCCGACATGTAAAAATCTTTATATTCAAGAACCGCCTCATAAGATGTATCACCGCTTATTGTTGAACTTGAAGTTATTTTTAATGTCTGTGCCGTTGTTGATGCAATGTTTGAAGTACCCGCAACAGTCATTTCGTTAGTTGATCCATAAGGTCTATATCTAACTCTAAATGAAGTTGATTTTGGTGACGAAATATTAATTGGAAATGCTAATATTTCTGCTTCAAAAGAAAAATAATCACCACCAGTGTCTATGACTCCACTGGAATTAGAACGATAAATAACTGAAGTTCCATTTGTTATTTGCGGCACATCATAAGCCGACACATTTACTTTTGGCATTACATCAAACGTGTCATCGTATTTTCCATCAGTGCTTCCAAAATAATCAATATGAACTGTTATGCCATACAATCCCGATGCAGCAGTATTTCCAATAACAGGCACAAAAGTATTATCGATGCCATCTAAATATGCAGTTCTTGTTTCGATATTATATGCATTGCTAGTCCATGTAGCATCACTAGGATAATTAAAATAATTATCATAAGCATTCGGACACCATGTATATGTGTTGGAAAATGCCCCGTCAACAGCAAGCATTGGCTTAATCATTGTAAGTGTTGAAGTGCTTGTCGATGGGTGTATAGCAATAAGAAATCCATAAGGAGTTTCACCTTTGGAAACATTAGAAATCGGAATGTCGATATTTTGCCAATTTCCAGTTGCTGTAATATCCCGTTGTACAACTGCGCCACCACCAAAAGCTGAAATATAAATGTGATATTTTGTATTAGCCACACCTTTAACTAATGCTGTAAACCTGAAATTATTATGTCTTGCTTTAATATATTGTCTAATTTTAATCTGAAAATTTGTAATTGTATAAGCGCTATCCTCTTTTGTGGTTATAAAATTAAAAGCAGTTGTTGGAATATTATTAGCATCTGGATAATCTGTTGTTGTTTCAATGGTTCCAGATCCATTTGTTACTCTCCATTCATAATCATATTTTCCAGCTTTTTTCGTATTGCCAGTAAACGAAAGAATATTGCGGCTATGTCCAGTTTCGTATGAAGTTGTATTTGGAAACTCTATTCGCATACGGTATGCATTTACAGTTGTATTGGTTGTATCGGGTTTAATTGCCGCACAAAAAGCTACCTTACTTTTTCCACTTAAATAATTGCCACCCGCATCATCTGAATAATCAGTTGTATCAAAATGTGTAAATGTTACATTATTGTCATTTAAAGTCATCACTTCACCTTTCTAAACGACAGGTTGCCGTTTGATTGTGGTATAAATGCAAAGTCGCCAAGCATAAGATATCCATTATCTTTAGCTTTAACTTCTGCACTGTTTATGCATAATTTATTGTCATTAATATAGGCAATTTTGTTATCTCCTTCATAAAATCCCATTTCCCTATTAGTGAGATGTAGTGTTATCTTTGAATTATTTTTCCCAATAATTAATCCATCACCGCTAAAATCAAACCATGCACCAAGATCACTTAACGCTTTAATAAAAACTTCGCCATTACCAACACGGAATATTTCTTTATGTGTATCGTCATCTGTAACAGTAAACTGACCAGTATTAATATAATCTGCATTTATATACAGACCACCATTTTCAAGGTTTATTCCTTTTATCTGACCATTGTTTGTGAGTCTATTGAAAACATTTTCTGGATCATTAAGTGATTCATCAAGATCTACAACATCCTGTTTTGCTTCATCAATACCAGTTTTATAGTCGGTTACCTTTACCCATGAGCTTCCAAAATATCTATATGTGCTACCATCAGTGCTATCAACCAGATAATCACCAACTTGAACACCAGTATATGTTCCGCTAGTTGTCCCGTAGAAGATAGTAGATTTACCATCAATCTTGTCAAATATGCCAGTCATGTCTGTACCGCTGACATACTTGACCCATGAGTAAGTACCATTAGATAAAGTATATTTATATGTACTATTATTCTTTCGACTAGGATTGGTTGTTGTGTTTCCAATGTAGTACCACAGGTCACCAACATGAGATTCTTTTAATACATCTGTGTTCCAACTCGTTGCGGGATCTGCAACTTGTGTCCATGTTTCAATTTTGGAATCAATTTGATTCTGGAGACTGTTTGTTAACTCGGTAAGATTAGCAATTGCCGCCTCGGTATCCTCGGGGGCGGGAGACCAGTCTGTAGGGGTGTTACCGCGTTCGAGCTTAATGCGTCCGAGCACCATATCGCCACTTGTGGAGTTTCGCGTATCGAAATCAAGAACAAATCCATAAGTATCCATCGTTGTCGTGTATGTCCACGTGAGCATTCCTGTATAACCAGTTGGAATATTAACAATGTCAATCCAGCTCACTGCCGCATTTTCATTCATAGGAGATACGTAAACCCTATGATTACCATCTGCAATTGTTTGACTGTAAACAGGGATCGTGCCGACGAGTTCTGTACCAGATGGAATAATCTCATTGAGTTTATTCTGAGCATAATTTTTGAAGTAAACCTCGCTACCGTATTGTATGGTCACGCGATCATTCACGAATGTTGCTTTGTTGACATTGTTGTAATGGTCACTGTTGCCGTAAACGCTGTAGTCGGTTCGCTTAATCAGGTTTCTTCCACCAACATTTATTTCAGTTTGAACATCAACCCAAGTTGATCCATTGTATCTATACATCCGATTATTATCATCAGTATCAATCCAAAGATCTCCAGAACTCATTCCAGAAGTTGGTTTAGCGGCAACCGCATATGTTTTAATTTTACTGTTTGCTAAAGTTTGAGCCGCCGTGATTGCATCGGTAGACGCAATATTAGAGCTGCTTTGAGCAACCCATTGATAGTTAGAGTTATAGGTGTATGCTTTACCAGTTGCAGTATCATAATACATGTCACCAACATGTAATGCTTTAGTTGCGTTATCAGTCCATGTGTTGGCGGGTGCGTTGCTCGCTGTTGGTTGCCCAGAATAAAACCAAGTATCAAATGATTTATCGGCTTGGTCTTTTACTGCGGCAAGCGCCGCATCATTTGTACTTATATAATTAGCTAGTGTTGTGTTAACAGATGAAATAGATGATTCTAAATCCTCTGGGGCGGGCGTCCAATCTGTTGGGATGTTGCCCTTCTCAAGTTTTGCATTCATAATGGTAAATGTTATTCCTGCAAGTTTATTACCCGTACTTATTGAATCTCTAAATGGTCTACATGCAAAATATGGATAAGTATCATTTTTATTTGGCCATATAAATTTACGCACAACATGTCCAGAAGTTTCGCCTTCGCCCCAGGATCCGCCATGATCAGAATCGGGCATTTGAGCTGCACCATCACCACTGGCATTTCCATAGCCGACCCAAACATAAAATGAACCCGGTAAGGCAGTATCCGCTTCCCAGTCGAAACTAAACACATATTCACCCTCTTCTAGATCAAGAAGGTATGGGTTTGAATAAGTTGGTTTAAGAATATTCCATGCACCATATTGCGTAGCTTTTTCTGTTCTTGAAATTGAAGTGTTGCGTAATAGATTTCTCCCACCAACCTCAATATTATTAATAACTCCAGTGGTCAGATCTCCCGCATATGTCCATGTAGCATTTGAACCATTAACTGCGGTACATCTATAGCATAGACTGGTGTTTGGATTAAGATACATCGACCCAACAACTGCGTCTGGAGTTGCGGTGTCACTTGTTGTTTTAGTTACTGATCCAGAGGTATGAGACAGCTTATCACCGTAATACCATTGTGCGGTTGCTCCGGTATCACCCTTGCCACCATCTTTAACTTTAAATTGTTTTGACGTTCCATCAGACATTGAGATGGTAATTGTAGTTTCATCACCGCTCTTGGAAGTGGTGACGCTTGTAACAGAAGTACCATCACTAACTATTGGCAAAGTTTCAATTGCAAGCAGGGTTGTTGCTCCACCAGCCGCATACAGACTAATCGTGTAGCTGACATATGTCGCGTTTGGTGTAAGAGTATATGTCGCTTTGTTCGTTGCACTTGAAGCGTTTTGTATCACGACCATTGAGCCGTCACTCTTATTGCCAACAACATGAATGCGCCCCGCATATGTCTGGCGAGTACTTGTCCCATCACGATAATAAGCTGTAACCGTCACGGTCGATGGCGTAAATGTTCCACCTGCATCCTGTTTTATTGAACTGTTGGAGAATTCAATAGAATATGTGCGACCATCTAACCCATGAGTTCCTATAATTCGTGGATCAGTATCAGTTGTAAGCGGAGTTCCAGAAGTCCACGTTATTGTTTCATAATTCCACAAATACCTGTTGGTTGAAGTTGTGGCTTGAACCGTATCCTTCCAACCAGAAGTGCTAGTTGTTACTCCGCTTGATGCAGATATTGCAAGATAATGTTCTTGAATTTGTGCGATGCCTCTACCAGTTCCACCATTTTGCCCATATCTGCCTATAATAATAGGGGATGTACTGGAAAGGACAGTACCATCCCCAAGGATAGTTTCTTCATAATTCCACAAATACTGATTCGTGGATGTCATTGTTTGAATTCCTGTAGTCCAACCATCGGTGCTTTTGGTAACACCACTTGATTCAGATGTCGCAAGATAATAATTTACGACATTAGTAATACTGCGTAGATTGGACACAGTAATACTTCCATAAGATGTGCTACTCAATTTCACACCTCCTCTATTTAAACAGTTACCTGTACATCAGCAACAATCTTGCCGTCAATCAGGTCTCCGTCAATGTAGATAATTTTTCCGCTTGTTGCTAAACCCGCAGGCGTAATAATATTTCCTTCACCATCACGGTATGTCCATGTATAAGTTGCAGTAAATGTTTCACTCTGGTTTACCCAAGAAGATCCGCTATACTGTTTCAACTGGATACTTCCAGTTGTACTTGATGTTGAACGTGTAATATGATAATAATAGTCTCCGGTTGCCGGACTCGCAGGAGCGGAAGTACTAAACACTTCAGTAAGCAGTGGATCGATTTCTTGCCCGTTTCTTGTGACTTTTACATACAGCGCACCGTAACCATTTCCATTTACTATCTGACTTCCAAGAGAAGAGAAGACGGATACTTGCAACGGATCAGACTTATCTCTCAGAGAGATATAACCATAGTAGGTCGTGTTATCATATGTTGCGGCGCAACGGTATGATGCATATCCGGCAACAGTGGTAGCAGAAATGGTTGTCGTACTGGATGTCGCTCCGCTAATATTATCATAAGTGCCGTTTGAGACGTTGAATTTTGACCATTGATAAGTAATATCAGAAGTAATTTTTGTACTTCCCTCATAAAGAATAGCTTCAATCGGGAGATCACCGCTTCCGTTGTTGAATATATCGCCTTGCGGAGCATTCATTTGCATGATAACCGCATTCTTTGCCTGAGTAGTCCTAGACCACCCGAATACATGAACGACCGAATTTCCTTCGCAACTGAACGTCAAGCTGAGACTTCCACTGTCAGATGAAATAGTTGTACCTTTTGGAACCGTATATACAATTGACCCATCGGCGGAGGTAGTTGCCTGAGTGATAGTAGGAGTGATTCCCCAAAGTTTTGCGTTTGCGGCGGTTGTAGTAAGCGTACAAGCAACTCTTTCGATTCCTTTATAACCAGAAAACGGTATGGTTATAGGCATTGCGGTAAGGGTTTTATTATTTGCATCACATGGAATGTTTTCAAAATAATTTCCAAGCAACACGCTGAATCCACCAACACCCTGAGGGCCGACATTTCCTTGCTTACCATCAGTACCATCTTTGGTAATTACAACGGTTTGAGAATCAAGCTGAGTACTTGTACCACCTGCGGCATAAAGAACACACTTGATACTAGAAACACCATCCGTAGGAGTATAAGTGTAGCTAGACTCGTTACTAGACGATGTATACGAAGCGGTTGAACTGCCATTTACAAATATTTTAAACCTTCCGGAATATGCAGCTTTAGCGTTGTTTCCAGTCTGACTATAAGCGTTAAATGTTACAGTGGACGGAGTAAATACTTTTGTTTCATCTCCAGATTCATTTACCGCAAGAGCAGAAACAGAGAGAGAGTAGATTGTGGGAGTTTTTCCATCTGCTCCACTCTGAACTTTTACAAGAGAAAAGGTTTTTGTAATTGAATTATATCCTGTTCTTGTACATGTAAACGTTACATTGCCAGTGCTTCCAGACATTGCCGTAACAGTTGTTGTGTCATTTGTTTTTGTGGTTGCACTGGGAGTTGCAGTAACGCCGCTTGCCGTCTGAGCAATTGTCCACTTAGATGTTACATCTACTCCGCCCTCATAGATGATAATCTGAGAAATCGCCTCGCTGAAGTCACCAATGCCACCAGAAGTGAATGGAATCATCTGGTCATCATTTGTAAGTACCGCAGAAACCGTTCCACTGCCAGCAGCTCCATCTTTCAGTTTTGCAATAGTGTGAATATCATAAACAGAGGAGTCGGTTGTAAGCAGTTTGATGGTACAGACATCGTTAACAAATACAGTTGTTGTTTCTGCTTTAACCGTCAGCGTGTCACCCGTTCCGCTTCCCGGATATTGCACATAATTTCCAGAAGCGTTAAGATACTGCCATTCAGAAATTTCCACACCTGATCCCGCTACGGTTGCACTCAGAGCAATACTGCTTGCACCAACAAGATCACCATCTGTGTCATACTTAAAAACATTTCCACCTGTTATTTTACAATACTTTACAGTGGATACCTGTTTCATCAGTGCAAAGGTCATCTGTCCCTGCGCGACCAATGTTTGTCCGCTTGAAGGTTCTACATATGTCGCAACAACAATATAAGTAATCATACTTGAAGAAGGAGTAAACTGATTCTGCGAAACAGTTAAAATACCACCGGAAACCGTCTCTCCAGTATTGAGAGTTTCTGTACTTCCGTTCGTACCCTCTTGTCGCTTCCAAGTTATTGTAAGACCGCTTGCACTAAGAGCTAGCTGATTACCCGCATAGTATACAACTGGAGTCAGAATGAGATTGGGCGACCCCCAAGTCGGCGTATAACTGTCCTGATCTGGATCATAGATAACAGACAGAGGCATATTGCCAACAGGATATACGCTGAACTCTCCAACATCAGTAATATCAACAATGGTTATTGAACCATAACTAGTAGTTGCCATATTATTCTCCTTTTAAAACGTTACTTCGCATTTAAAAACTGCTCGACTAAGTACATCTGCACTGGATATGGAAATTGAACTTCCTGCTCCAATACGATTCCAGTTTTCGTCAAGCGTTCCATCTGCGTTATATTTTTGCCAATTAAATGATGTAACTTGTGAGGTTATTTCTTCTGAACCTCTGTAAACGTGACAAGTTAACACCGTTGAAATATTTTTGTTTTTGAATATGTTTCCTGCACTGGATTCAATCTCGGTGCGAATCGGTTCGATTCCATCATAAGCGATGGTTACCGTAAATTTTTTGAATAGTGTTACATTGTCATACGTGACTGCAAACGACACTGTCCCTTTTGCAATTCCAGTCAGACTAGTAACAGTATATCTGTGCAAAGATTCATCCCAGTTGCCAACAACTCCATTCTCTGGAGTGACAACGTATGTGCTTTCAGCCGTCACATCATTGTCACCACGAGTGACTTGTAGATCCACATAACAATCGGAGTAATCAATCGAGCCGTCAGAACGAGAGTTTAACACATAGTTGTCACGGCTCATGGTTACATTAAGCGTTGCACTTACATCGCCAACAGAATCCTCAACAGTTTTTTCTATGTATCTGTCAAGCGGTACAACATCCTGTCCGGAAGTAATTGAAATACTGTTGCCAGTAATCTTCAGCGTGCCGTCAGTGTCAACATACATATAACGAGTTGCAGTGCCATCACCATTATCTCTTTGAATCGTAAAGAGATTCAGATTATCTTCGCTGTTCGGACTTGCGGTAATCGTAACACCGTTCTCGTTCGCCACGAATGAGTTGTCGGGATTGTAGATTCCAACATTGTTGCCAAGGATGATGTTGCCAACAATTGTATCGGCAATAACGCCATAGCCATCCTTATATTTCCCGTCAGCAGGATCATAATAGATGAAATGACCAAGTCCAGTAGATACTGTGTCCCAACCATCATTGGTGTAGTACATACCATGATTGATTATCTTAATCTGCTCGTCACCATAGTTGTCATCAAAATCATTTTGCTTTCTCATCAGAATTCCATGAGAATCAAAGACGATATTCTGATTGTCATCATCATTTACAATCTTGGTGTTTGTTAGACCAAGCCCATTAGCAACCATACCACTGATAAGTGAATTAGCTGTGTTGCCTTTCTCAGCCTGTCTAACCGTTGCCGAATAGCTTGTGGCAATCGACTTGGCAGACGCAATCACACTCTGAAGATCTGACATTGTGCCAAGACCATTAATCATATCTGAGAACTCGACATTGATATTATTGATGTTGTCATAGTCGATTTCGTAGGAGAGCAGCCGAAGCTTGAACACCTTATCATCTGCCTCGACTCTGATCCAGTTGCCAACCCCGAAGTTGTCGGTCAGATTGTGAAACTCTGGCAGAATAAGGAAGTCATAAAGATCTCCGGTAATCGTATGCTGAAGTGTCGCAGACTTAATAATCTCTGTCCACGCAAGCTTCAGAAAGCTTTGGGCGTTCGCAACGATTTCTGCATTGTTCAATCCGTCAGATATAAAATTGCTGTTAGAGTATTCATCTTCAAGACGGTACTTGCAAAGTTCAAACCACAGGTCTTCACCAAGATATGTTCGCATATCCAGATTTCCTCTGATTGCGGACATCTGTGTTTCAATATAATCGATTAATCCTTTCTCGCCTTCGTAACGAACAACATTACCATTTTCATCTACAACTGATTTGCGTCTAAGGACAGACAGTTCCTCTTCACGCTCCGCAATCTCTGCATCAATTACCCGTTGCTTCTGAAGGTATGGCTGATACATCTCGGTATACATGTCACTTGACGGCTGTCCGCATCCTTGTTCAATCAGAACATCAAGACATGCTTGGCATGCACTCTGAAGAATTTGCAGATAGGAAAGAGAGTAGTTGTCGTTTATTGCTTCGGTAAACTCAGCAAGATCTTTTCTGAACAGCGCAACCGTTCCAATATTATCTGCATCCATCTTTGCAGTTGCCCGCTCGATTTGCTGTTTAATATATTCGCCTTCATCTCCACTGAAGGTAATTGTCAAAGCTTTGCTTGCGGTATCCTTATCATCTACAAAACTTGTAACAGTAATCAGACCAGTCCATTGATTGTCAGACTTGGATGAAGCACTTACTTTTACTTGATATCTTCCGTTATCCACATAAATTTTGGCGGCATTTACCACCTGTGAATCCATTGTGCTTACGGTAATCGTATCAATATTTGTCACGCCAATAGGAGACATGTTGCCTACCGTCAACTTATCAAGCTGTTCCTGCGCAGTGGTAACTGTCTGTGCAGAAAACCCCGGCATCAATGTCACGTTCAAGTAATCATATAAATCATATGCATCATAGTACGCATTGAGCAGATTTGCATATCCCGTAATCGGATCTGAAATCTTATTTAATTCAACTGCACCGCCAGTGTACTTATCAACCAGAGCATTATGCTCGGCTATATAAGATGACGGCACATCAGACATTATATGATTCTTCTGATAGTCTTCATAGTCTGCGTCATACTGCGTAAGCTTCTCACGCAACTCGGCAGACATATCCTCTTTCATTTCATCAGTAATATACCAAATATAATTTGAGCCATTGGGATTGCAAGACTTAACAACTGCGGTCATCAAGTCATCTCCCGCAGTTAGTCTGAAGCAGTTCTTCACCTCGTCCTTATTCGACTCATAGCTGATTGACTCACCAAGATTTTCTCTGGTAACAAATATTCCAGTATCTCTGCCGTATCCTTTGATAATCTCGGAACTCCCGCAGTTAGTGCAGACATCATCATATAATCCACGCTCACCGCAAGAGAGACAAAAATCTTCTAGATCATACGCAGAGATTGTGCGATGCATCTTGCCATCATCTTCTAACGATTCGCCGTAAACAAAGAGACAGTCAACCTCTTCAGCGATTTCATTTAATGCGCTTAAAATATCCGTGCCATCAAACGTGAACATTCGCTGAATATTCTTAAGCGACTCATCAACATGAAAGATAGAGTAGTGCGGAGCTTTGTCGGCAAGGATACGATTAATCAGTGAGAGAGAAGGGTTGTCTGTGTCGTAAAACTTCGTTGCCAGATTATCATCTCGCCCATACTTTTCAGCCTGTACCTCAATGTCGCCTTCAGTATTTATCTCTACCTCATACAAATTGAGTTGTGATAACTCGCACTGCTGTGCCTGTGTTCCAGTGATACTTTTAACGACATCAACATCTTCAGTGTTGGTGACTTGAATCTCGTACCATTGATTCCAATGGGTAAGATATACCATCTTGAAATCCTTTATCTGTTTCCACAGCGTACATTCCTTGCCATTGGCATAGCGGTTGACCGTGAAGGACACCTCGTCTGGAGCATTCATGTTATTCTTAACAACTAGACCGCTTACGTTCTCGATTACGCCAAGCTTCGAACCACTCTTGGTCGCCAATACAATATCTGGCAACACGGGTACACCATTATAATCAAGCTCTATTAATCCATCCGTGTTTGACATATCATCTGACTTAATGATTACAAGATTGTCATTTGAAATACTCATCCTTACATTAGATGGATGTAGTAATTCGTTATTTACATTTCCATCAAGATGAAGATTGTCCCCTATAACAAAGATGTTGCTCATGCTATCACCGCCTTCGCAATCGGTTTGTATGTGAACTCATACGACAATGCGAGATTGGATGAGATAGTGTTTTCATTGTTCTTAAAGCTATTACTGATTCGAATGAACTTGTAATTAAAATCATCATGTATAGCGTGCGCACCGTTTGATGACATAATCTGTTGCGTATTATAAAAAGTTATCGTCTCACCCGCCGTACAATTTTTAACAACAGTTGTTCGCCCATCAAACGAATTCGTAAGGCGAAGTTCTCCTGCATCTTTGAGTGTAACCTCAAGAGTAGGATAGATCCAACCAACCTCATCGGATACATCATTAATTGTGAACGATTCATTGGCGGCAATCTCACCAGTTACCGTTTCATAATCATAGAACCCCGCAGGAGCATTGCATGTGAATGTGAGATTTGCACCATACCTTGCCTCGGCATTCAGCCACACCTCTTCAACGTTAAAACTTCCTTCGTAGTAGATGTGTTCAAATCCTTCTTCTTCTGGAAAGCGCAGAATTTTTGCCGTTGGTCTTGACAGCCAACGTTTAAGCTGAACCATCTCAGCAGGAGTGATGACGAGACTATTGTCGCCACACGGTTCTTTCATAATCGAGAATTCCATCTCAAGTCTGTCACCAAAAGTTGAAACCGTCCACGGCATGAACTTGCCCCACATCACAGATATATTATCCCAATCTCGCTGTGAGTCAGTATTAATTCCATCAAGAGACGCACCGCCTCCATCGAACTTGCAGACAATGTATCCCATGTCGGCAAGACTCACCCCATCATACGTAAATGTCTTGGACTGCATTTGCGTCCCCTCCTTATATTTATTTCATTTTTAACATGCGGTTGTATTCAAGACGCATTTTCTTTAGGAGTGCGTCAGCCTCCTTGTGCTTTTCTTTAAGACTCTTAATGAGTCTGTTATATTCGTCAATAAGACTTTCAAGCGTCGCTTTTAATTCTTCGTTATCCATAATAAAATCTCCTTGCTTTTTATATAATAATAAATACGGCACGGAGGAGTTGAACCTCCAATTAGTGGATGTATGAGTCCACTAACCTACCGAGTGCCGCACCATACTCACCGTATGTTAATAGAGTGTTTTCTGAGAGAATTATTTCCATTCATCTGACCAAGAGTCATTTCTTGAATAAGTCTCTCAAACTGTTTATCCTTTTGCATAGCGGACATGAACTCACGATAGTTCGTGACATTCGGCACATTGATGCTGATGTCAAACGAATTGTTCTGTGTTCCACCGCCAATGTTGGATACCTTCGTGTTGCTCGGCATGTTGTCCTTGATAAATTGTGTAGGATCGTTTGCCATATTCCACAGATTATCACTTGCCATTTTCTTCAGCACAGAATCACCAAGGTTAAGGCGTGTAAGAACTGCACCGTCAGACTTGCGAATAATGGTCTCGTTCCTGCCATACTCGTCAAGCCAAGCAAGCTGTTCTTTAAGATTCTTGCCACCACGAGCGTATTTGAAAATTGCCTCCACATTTTGTTTGGTGCTAGTTATAATACTCTGAGTTTTTCCTTTGGGTGCTGTACTGCCAATGCTTGTTTTTATAACAACTTTCGAAGATGTTTTCTTCTTTGGTGTTGTTGGTGTTTTCTTTTTCTTTTTCGTAGTAGTAGTTGTGGTTGTGGTTGTGGTAGTTTTTATCTCGGCCTCTGCAATCGCATTGAGAGCGGGAACCATCTCTTTGAAAATGAAATCGGAAATATCATTAAGCGATTTAATAACAGCTGCATCTTTAACTGTAAAGTCACCCATCTGGAATGCGGATACAATTTCACGAACACCGTCTTTAATTGCAGTATTATCACCAAGAGCCTTTTGAGTTTCTGAAGTTATGTTGTATCCGACATATTCCGCAGAATCCTTAATGGTTTTCAAAATGATATTATCATTGCTACCAAGCAGTTCATTCTTAGCCTCGGCGACTAAACCACTCAAATCCAAAATGCTGACATTTGCATCAGCAATTGCATTTGTTCCTGCCGCAACGGTATTAACAGCATCAACAACTTGTTCAACTGTTGCCTCGATGTCATCAAGCCTGTTGTTGAGAATCTCAGTATAATTATCATAAAGGTCATTGAGCATTTCTTTTGTTTCGGAAATTCTACGATCCTCCATAGTTTCAGCCAGTTTCTTCTGAGCATCGGCAAGTTCTGCGGATGTCTGCTGCCTCCGTGCCGCACCCTCTTCAGAATTGTCTCCACCCCACGCTTGAACCTGTCGCTGAAGTCTGGAGATTTCCTTTTGCTGATCAATGACGTTCTGCTGATAATCATACATATCCTTGTTGCTGTCAAGGAGTTCAGTATAATCATCAATAATTTTCCTAAGAGATTCAGACATCTTGTCGTAGCCGTTCTTGACAAGATCTCTAATTGCTTTCTTCTGGTCATTAGCAGATATGATAGAATCCTGTTGAGCCTTGCGAAGTTCCGAAAGCTTCTCGATAAGGTCAGTATCATATGGGTCTTTTGCAAGATCTTCCTCAGTTGTCTTTATCATTGAGGCATACTTCTGAGACTCTTTCATATAGACATCCATCTGCTCCGCAAGAAGAGATAATCCGTTCATGCCCGCAATTGTGACAAGACCCTTGTCGTCAAACATCTTGTCTTCATCAATAAGGTCATACAGGAATTTAAGTTCTGTATTAACATCCTCGATGCGGTCAATCAGGAAATCCCAACGCTCCCACTTAAGATCTCGAATAGCATTGTTGTAGGAGATGATGTTCTTAGTTGACTCTTGAATTGCTTCATCGCATTCCTTGATGCCGTTGGTCATGTTGACCCATTCTTCACTGCCAACCTTAAGACCATTAGCCAACGCATCATTAAGAGCAGTAGTAAGTTGTTTCTTTTCCTTTTTAAGAGTGGAAATATTTTTCTTCTCATACTTAATCATTTCAGTATAGTATTTCGAACTACTGAAATGACCGTCTTCTTCGGCAATGTCTATGAAATTCTGAAGAGTAGTAATCGAATGCTCAATACTACCAAGAAGACCTTCGTATTCAGTCTTCACCATGTCATAATTTTGATTGAATAATTCGTTCTGAGTATATTGAGACTCTTTTACAAGAGCGAGACAATCAAGATATTTATCCCACCAACCTTGATATTCTTCTACTTTCTTTTTGAGGTCTTCGGTTTTAACAGAGGAGATGTCAATTTTACCTTGCTGAACAAGCTTTCTCAAGTTGGCAGGAAGACCGACCTTATTAGCCTGTTTCTTATAACGCTCGGCTCCTTGCTGTGCATAGACTTCTTGTTGTCTTACAGCATCTATCTCTTTATACAAATTATTTCTACGAGATGAGAATGTTCTCCAAGTATCATCAGCCGCATCTGCAAGAGTCTGAATTCTGCGGTCGATTCTGTCAAGAAGAATTTCAATCCAGTCAACGGTTTTATCAACATCATCCTTAACCTTCTTCGCCGCATCCTTTACAGCATTAGCCGCATTAACAGCAGATGCTTGAACCGTACTTGCAGTATTAATACCTTGCTTGTTATATTGCTGTTGAGTAAAATAAGCTCCCCAACTTCCCACATTAGCATATGCAGTTCCTTCAGCAAATGCCATGTGAGCATAGCCCTTTGTGACATAACCATTCTTGAGAAGTTCTTCAGACTGCTTATGATTAAAGATAATGTCACCCTTCTTTATTCCTGTAAATCCGGGCTGACCATCATTGGCTGTAAACCATCTGCCATCACGAACAATTATCTCTGGGCCAAGCTCATTAACAAGAGCAGTCTCAGTACGAGGTGCGCCCCATTTACCATGAGCATAAGTTGTGCCTCCTACATGAGCAGTACCGTTAGCTTGAGTGCTTCTGTTGGCAGTTCCATTAACATCATTTCTATGATGTGTGGTTACAGTAATGTCTTTATCTCTTAAATCATTGATAGCACTAGCCAGAGCCATTACGGTTCCAGTTCCATGAACCTCTGCCGTGACCTCTACTTTTTTCCCTGTAAGATCGTCAATCGACCTGTCAAGAGCAATGACAGTCCCAGTGCCTTTGACCTTAGCTTCAACATTTACCTTTTTATCATTAACATTGTTTATAGAATCAGAAAGAGAATCAACACCTTCTTGTCCGGTAGTTTTGGTATTAACAGTATTTGTTGTAGTTATACCTTTTGTTGCAAACTTTTCTTGAATGAGCGTATTAGGATCATTCATACCATCGGTATTAACATGTGCTTCTACATCAACAGAAGTATCAGCAGCTTTGAGTTCTTTTTCAACTCCTTCTTTGACACCGGTGACATCCTCGATTTTTAAATCACCACTTAACAACTGCTCAATAATAGCTTCTGCATTGCCAACATTTTCAGGATTAATACCTAAATCAAGTTGAAGACCCTCGTCAAGTCCCGCAAGGTATTCTGCAATATCTTGAACTGTTTGATCTTCTTCTGCGTTAACCTGTACGTTTATATGAGTGTCGTTATATTCTTTAATCTGTGCAAGACGCTTTTTAAGAGTATCCAACTGTTCTTGCGCTTGAATAACATCGTCAATTGTAATAACGTCAGGATTTGCATCTGTACCATTAATTATGTCAAGCTTTTTAATTACTTCAGCAAGAATGCTGTCAAGAATTTTTGCGCTCTCATCAGAAATATTAGGATTTGCACGAAGAGTATTTAGTTCGTCAATTTTACCTTGTAATTCATCGACGGTATTTAATTCATCAAGATTAAAGTTGGTTGCTACAGAGATATCTAATTCAGAACTATCTTTAGTTACTTTTTGCTCTTTGTTAAGATTCTCTAATTTATCTTGAAGCTCGTCTACGTTTTTACCTGCTGTTTTTAATTTTTCGACTTCATCATCAGATAGAAGAGTAACGTCAGCACCAAACAAACGCATCTTGTCAAAGATTGCATCTACAATATCTTGACTAACTCCAAGAGACTTAGCAATTTCTTCGGTAGTAAATAAACCGAATTCATAACCTTCTGTGGAACTGCCAGTCGCATATCCAAGTTCAACTAATGCATCAGAAAAGGCGAATGCGCCCTGCATATCTTCTGTGAAGAAATCACGAACTTTTTTAGTAGTACCCGGAACAATCTTATCAATAGCTTGATACGCTTCAATTACTTGCTCAAGTGGTGCAGTTGAAAGATCTTCTGAACTGAACATCTGCGCAATCGATCTAAATTCATCGCCAACCATTCCATTCTTAAGAAGTTCATCACCACGAGTAAGCGCATTGTCACGTATATTGTCGTAGATATCTCCCTCTTTAGGTCCTGCCTGTACATCTAACCATTTCTGGTACGCTGATGTTGCACCGTCATAAGCAGCTGCAAGAAAGTTGACATTGTCTATGTTTTCTTGAAGGTCGCTAATTCTTTTTTGTAGATTTCCTGTATCTTCACCTTTGGCTTGAGCCGCAATCAACTGCGTTTGCAAATCGGTAAGTTGAGCTGTTAAATCGGCTTGTTTCTCAAGAAACTTCTTCTTCTGTAAATTCTCCTGTTCTTGACGAAGTTTACGCCATGCTTTCTGATTAACCTTAACACCATTAGATGTGCGCTTTAATAAACCGTTTATGTTAAACGATTCAAGTTCGCCAAATGCTTTTCTGACATCTTCTATAGTGCCAGTCCAAGACTCTTCGCCATTTTCTCCAACTTCATAGCTAATTGACATGCCTCCGCTCTGCAATCCACTGACAAGAGCGGCATTCATCTTGTCGACTTGAGCAACAGCATTGGAGGCTTCTTTGAAGAAACCACTTAAATCAATCGTACCATCTTCTGCAACATCAGAAGCAATCACACCAAGATCTTTTAATACATCAACAAAAGAAGTAATCTGTGCCTCAGTAGGAGCAACATCCCCTTTAAGAATTCCAAAGCTTTTTGCAAGAGCAAGAATAGCGTCAGATCCAGAACCTACATTTGTAGTTTTACCATACAAAATATCAAAGATATCTGATTCAGACAGTTTTGAATCCTTAACATCTTTTGCAAATTTGCCAAGTCTTGAATCGGAATCGTTAACATTTTCTTTGAATTTCGCAAGCGAAACATTTGATGTATTTGCAGATTCGGCAACCTCATCAAATAAGACAGAGTATTGCGGAGAATCTTTCAAGAAACCTTGGGCCGCAATCCACGCATTCTTATATCCGGTAAGAGCTTCATCAACTGATATATCATTAACACCAATGATAGAATCGTTCAATGTATCAGCGGCAGCAGTAAGGTCATTAAGATACTTCAGGCCAGAATCTTCTTTGAGATTACCAGAATCATCAAACCCGTTAACTAATAACGAATTTTCAAGACCTTTTTTATAAAGTTCCTGATTCTTATCTATGACATCTTGATAATGATTATTATATCCGTCAAGATTATCATATAACATATCAACGACATAACTGCCAGATTCATCTCTTAATTCACGAAGATCTGCCATAAAGTTAACTATCTGACTATTAACCTCTTGAACATTTCCAGTAATATCTAAACGGTAAAGACCGTCTTGAGTAGATGTTAATTTAAACGAATTATACTTATCTACAATCTCTTTGACCTTGTCAAATGCGGGATCATACATGGATATTTCTTGCGACAAGGAATCGTTTAGCTCTTTCGTCATTTCCTTTGTCGCAATTTTTATGGCTTTATCATTCTCGTTTAAAAATTTATTTGCATCATATACCGATGCTTGTTGCATTAAGCCAATTTGTTCCTTAAGTGAACCATTAACAAGATCTATCTGCCCTGAAAGAGTTCCATAAGAATCGGAAAGTTGTTCTTGAATTGAAAGTAATTCAATCTTTGTGTTGTATGCTTCTTGCTCTGTGATATTTGAATCTTTTAATTTGTTACGAAGTTCTTCGACACGAGCAATAGTGTTGTCCATGTCGCTCTGACGACCCGCAAGATCCATAGCCTCTTGAGTTGCTTCTTCTACGGCTTCTTCTCTTGCACGTTTTACAGCTCCTGCAATTGCTAAACCTACTAAAGCTGCGGTTGCCACACCCGCTATAGCGGCTCCAACTGGCCCACCAAGAGCGGCAACAAGTTTTGATCCAAGTCCGCCTGCGGCAGAAGACGCCCCAGATGCCATACCTCCAGCCATTGCTTCACCCGCAACTTCACCGGCTTCGGCAGCTCCTTTAGCTAATGTTCGTTCGGCATCCTTAAATATCGGCCCATCTTTTGCGATGTCTGCTAATTTATCGGCATAGGTGGCATATGTCTTTTCGGCTACTTCGGCAACATCGTCCGCAACTTCCGAAATGGATTCTGTATTAATTAAAGAGTTGGCTAAAATAATTCCCGCATCACCATCGTCAAAAGTGGTTTCAAGAGTATCAATAACACCTTCGGCAAGTGGTTTTGCCATTTTAGACATTGTTGCTTCCGTGGACTCATTGACAACAGCTTTAGCAAGAATGTCTTCTGCACCATCGGCAACATCGTCTGCAACTTCCGATGCAGTCTTTGTTACTGCTTCTACAACATTTTTAACACCAGATTCGGCTACATTTTCAGTAACCGCATCAGTGGCGCCTTCGGCCACGGACTTAACAACATCTTCCGTGACTTTTTCTGCTGCGCCATCCTTTACGCCATCAGCAACACCCTGAGAAAGTGCTTCTCCTGCGACATTACCTGCGGCTTTTGCTGCATTGGAAACATCTTTATTTTCTTTTCCGCTTATTAGTTTTTTGATGTTTCCAATCATTGTGCCAGTATCGCCATTTGGTCCAACTGCGGTTTTAAAGATTTCTGCGAAAATACTGTTTCCACCTGCTGCACCCATGAAAAAGTCTTTTGCAGTAAACGCAGCAATTAAAGAACCTAACGTACCAACCTTTTCAACAATCTCATCAAGCTTTTGAAGAAAAATATTGGCACCTTCAATTAATCCTTTGAGAAAATCTGAACTTAAGAAATCATAAGACAATTCCTGAAGACTTGCCTTTGTCTGATCAATTCTATACTGAACCGATTCTTCATAGTGTTCTTCTTCTCTGCGAGCAGATCCAGCAGATTCCTCTGCTGTTTTATAAGCTTCCTCAAGAGTATCAATATTATTAAGAATAGCAAATAATGCGTTTGACATTCTCTTTCCAGCTAACGCTTCTGAAAGAGATGCTTGCTCAATATCTGTTAAATTATCCCATTCCTTACCAATTCCAACAAGGATCTCATAGATATCCTTGAAGTTGTTCTCATCCTCCATAATATCAAAGCCAGTAAGACCTTCAACAAGATCTCTAAGCTTTGATGTTGTCTCTGTATACTCATCTGTTTCTTCATCAAGTTCTTTTAATTCTGTAGTAGAACCACGAAGACGAGCAGAAAGAGTTTTGAATGTTGTCATTCTGTTACTTTTATGACTATCAGATAAACTGATAGCGGATGGTCGTTTCTGGCCATCTCTGCGATTTCATATTGGATTATCGTCGCAGTTCGGACTGGATCTTCATCCCACATAGTGGGAGAGTAGCGAAGGTTGTTATGTTACCATAACACCCATTACAGTCTCTACGGTAATAAAAAAAGATGTGCTTTTACACATCTCTGATTATCTTACCTCGGTCTAAACCATCTCTGGCATTTGACCGATATAGCTACTTTTATTATCCATATATTACTATATGGGTAGGCACATATTATATACCTACGGATTCTGGATTTTGGAGAACGGTATTGGCAGTTGTAACAAGTGCAACTGCTTTTGAGAGATCGGTTCCACTTGCATAGAAAGATGCAGCAGAACGCTCTAATGCTTGACCTATTCCATATGTATCAATACTAAAATTATTTGCAACTTCATTGAATTTATCAATTACAGATTCGGCTTGATCTGCTCCAAGTTGGAAACCTTGAAGGGTGGAAACAAGCGATTTACTCGCTTCTTCCTGTGATATATTATCACCAACATTCTGATAAAGCTGAGTCACTCTTGCAAGTTCTTCAGATTCATCAACCGTATAACCCTGTCTAGCCCAATCGGAAGTGGAATTGATAACATCTGTTATAGTTGCACCCATATCTTGTGCTGTCTGAGCAGACTTTTCAAAGTTCTGTTGAATTCTTTCGTTGGAAGCATCTGAAACTTTCTGCAATTCGATAAGCGCACTATCTATAGCTGTTACAGTTGATGTTATATCTTGTGCATATCTAATGATATCTTGAAGACTAAAATATGTTGCTAAGAAATTGGCACTGCTAGATGTAATAGCACCAGTAAACTGTTTCCAAAATCCCTTACCATATTGACCGGTTTGGATCATTTGATTATGAAGATCTTGGACTTCGTCTTTCACTTTTCCTAACTCAATCTTACTAATCTGAGATAAGCCTTCGGCGGCTCCTTCACCGGCTGTACGCACTTGATTAAGATAGTTAACCAAGGTCATATATCTATTTAATAATTCACCGCTAATAGAGTTGTCGGCTAAATCTTTGTTGAGTTTTGAAAGCTCTTTATCAATATCGCTTGTTTTAGCAAGTATATTATTATTATCTTTTAAACCGGGAAGTATTCGTTCTATTGTTTGAATAAGCTGAACCGTTTTTTCTAATTCATCATTATTCCATAACTGTCCGGCTTGATGACTTTCACGTAAAGTTTTTAACTCATCAGAAACTTCTTTATATTTCTTTAATTGTTCAAGATATTCTTCTGTATATCCATTGCGTTGGTTTGCACGAGTAGCATTTGCCCTATCTACCTGTCCCTGTGCCTTTTTTAAATAATCATTTATATAATTATCATAAGCACCGGACAATGCATCTTCATAACGCACCTTAGCTTCTTGTGCAATGTTCTGCATGCTACCAAGTTTTTGATTTGCCTCTTGTGTATCTATCGTCAGTTTATTAACAAGAGTATCAATTTCATTTATAGCAGCAGTATCACCGAAATCACCACTCTTAAGTGAAGATTCCATTTTAGCTTTAACATACGCATTTACAGACCTTGTTAAATTATCATAAGCAGAAGCAATCTGCTGAGGATTAGTGTAGGTTTGACTACTAGCAACCTCATCAAATTCCTGCCCCATTGTAACATGACCTTTGTCACCAACAAATGTAAAAGATTCAAGAAGGTTACCAGAGGCATTTTGTCTTGTTTGTCTAGTAATCTTTAGAATATTACCTATCTGCTCGGCATACTGCGAAGCATAACTAATTAATTTATTCCATGTCTCTTCATCAGTATCATCTTTAAGAAAAACTTCTTCTGTGCCAAACTTCATCCTTGATTCGGCAAATTCTTTGGCACGTTGCATCTGCATCATATATTTAGCAAGATCAGCAGTATTCTGTTTGATGTAATCTCTTGTAAAATAACGACCGTCAGCAGTAGTAAGCTTTACTTCTTGTATCTTCTTTTCATGAGTATTTGGATCTTCACCCATAACTCTAGATACAAGATTGGTCATACCGTTTTTGCCTCTTGATAATACTACATCAAGCACTTGACCATAATTACTTAAATACTTACGACCCTCTTCAAGTATTTTACGTTCCTTTTCAAATTCATCTTCGGTAAATGTATTAGGCTGATTTTCACCTGCAACCGTCTTGCTTGCATTATCAAGATCTTTTTTTGTAGACTTCAAAACAGTGGCAAGGTCTTTAAGTTTTTCTCCGGAGTCAGCAATTTTAGTAATGGCCTCCATCATACTAGACTCAGACATCGGAGTATTAAGAATTTCAAATATCTGACGTAATCCATCTACGGTGGCTTGTAATTTGGCATCACCATTTTTACCGCCAAGATTGTTGACGATTTTATTTAGTGCTTCAAACCCTTTGGCACCATCTCCGAAGCCAGAAAGAATTGCCGATATCTCCTTAATGAGAGAGTATGTTTCTACTAGATTGCTAGCCTGTGCAGAAACACCTTTCATTCCCAACGCTTCATCAAGATCTTCTGTTTTGACCACACGCTGGAAGTTTTTCATGAAATCTTCACCGGCACCTTCACCTAATAATGCATCAAAGAACTTAGGGGTTACTACATCACGATAAAGTTTGCGAAGTTCACTTTCATCAATTAATTTGTTAAAAGTGGTTTGTATTGAATCATAACCACTATACTGAATCTTTTCTAGTATATTTTCTAATTCAACATCTGCATTTTGAGGACGAAATATATAATCAAATATGTGATTAATTCCTTGATCAATATCAGGATTTGATCTGGCAGCTTCAAATTTATCTAATAAATATTTCGTTACATCACCATTATTAAAAATGGACGCCTCATTTTCTAATGAATCAATTAATTTTACTACGTCATCATTAGATATTGCTTCATCTTTCCTTAACTGTTCTATATAATAAGCCACAAAATCTGACATGTTGCTCCTTATATAAGAATCCTTGAAAGATTTTGCCTCGTCTCTAAAGATTTCCCTAAGAATTTTATTGGCATTTGGAGCATCTTTTTTTAAATGATCTAAATTTTCGCTATATTTTTCAGCAAATCCTTTAAAATCTATTATTTGACTTTCTTCAGACCCGGATATAATCTGTGTATATATGCCCTTTTCAAGTTGGCTAATAAAAGAAACTAGATCACCGCTATATGAATCACCATGTTTGTCAATAAGCGACAAAGAACCAATTGTTGCCGGATGTGTATGCAAAAATGCATTCATCCCAGTCTTATCTAACTTATGCTGAGGAAAAGAACCTGTACTGCCAACCAAGAAAGGATTTCCAACATGACTCGTAGCAGTGTTAAAAAAGAATCCACGTTCTTTAGCATTTGCTGCGTCCTCATTTTGCCCCATCAAAATATTAGCTTCATGCATTTGAGACGCAATTTTAGCAACACTAGACATTGCATTGCCTTCAGCATCTACTGAATCAGCCGATTTAATTGCAGAATTATTTACGCCTTGATTAGCTTTTGTAAACAGTTCCTTTGCGGTAGCAGCAGCAGTAGCAGCAGAAGTGATGCCTTGTAAAGCCGAAGCTTCTTTGGTTGCAGATTCAGCCGAAGTTTGAGAGGTGGTAGCTTGTTGTTTAGATACTGCTTCAGCTTCTTGTCTAGCCTTCACATACTCTGCATATTTAGCACGAAGCTTCTCTTGTAATTTAACATCGTCAGTTAATTCTGTTATGTCTTTAGTTCCACCAAGTTGTGAATATTCATCGTACTGTCCGAGAATATCTTTAAATATTTTACTATTCGCTTTTAAATTGCTCTGTGCTTTTGTTGTTTCACTGAGATTTGAAAATATATTATCGAGAGTTGCCTTAGATTTAAATCCAGACATCTTTTCTAATAATGCGATTAAATTCTCCATAGATGAAACAAGTGTGTTAATACCAGTTACACCTTCAGAGAAGTTAAGAGAATCCTTTAAGGTAGAAATAGAAGTTTGTACATCTTTAATGCCATTTACAACTTCTTCAAACGATTTTTGCAATTTATCATTTTTTTCATCTACCTCATCAACCGGAACAGCTACAGCACCAAAAGATGCTATTTCTTCCTCCTCGGCCTTCATTACAGATTCTCTGGCCTTCACCGCAGCACGACTGGCCTTTTCGGCGTTTTGTTGCTTTTTAATATAGTTGGAATAACCAGTATCTAGCTTCTTTTTAACAGCTTCGTCTGGTGTCAGATCCGATATTTTTTTTGTTCCGCCAGCTTTTACATATTCATCATACTGTTTTATTATATTCTTGAATGCCTTGCTTCTCGCATCTATATTACCCATTGTTTCGGTTTCAAAACCAAGATTAAAGAATAACTTGTCAAGCGTAGCAGAAGAAGATATGCCAGTAAACTTTTCAATTATTTCAAGAAGAGAGAAGAGAGCATTGCCCACATCTTGAATTCCGGTAACCGCATCCTTAAAACCAAGATCTCCAGAAAATATACTTCCAAAGTTCTCGCCAACGGAAGTACGTAATTCGATTACAGCCTTAACAATAGTCTCAATGCTACTTTTCATTTTAGCAGCATCGTCTTCAATGTTGGGTAATGGATGTAATTTTAAATAACTTTCATAACCATTTTTAAGTTTCTTCTGAGCTTTTTTATTACTAGTTAACTCTGTTATATCTTTTGTTCCACCAGATTTAACATAATCCCAATAATTAGAAATCAAGTCTTTATATACCGATTTCATATTGCCATCTTTAAGATTTATATCATCAAGCTGTTCAGTATAATCAGCCATCGCCTTAAAGGTGTCGTCTAATTTTATTTGATTAGAAATATCTGGAAATGATTTTAATATACCTACTAAAGTTGTTAATTCTGAATTTATGTTTTCAATTGTAGTACTAATACCACTCATGTCTCCAAGAGTGTCGGTTGGAGATGCATTGGTTAATGCGCCATTTATCTCTTCAATGGTATTAAACACTTTTTTCAAAGAATCGAGAAAAGATTTAAGTTCAGAAGATTCTTCAAAAACACCTTTGAATATATCAGCAAAATTAGAACCCGCTTTAATTTCGTTTAGTATATTAACAATTTCTTGTAATGCATCTCCAAGAGTTTTAGTAGATGATGTAGCTTCACTTGCCGCCTGAGATATTCCGCTTATACCGAGTGCTTCATCAAGTTTTTCGGAAGGCACAATCTTGATAAAATTATTTACAAGATCTTCTCCAATATCCTTGGTACTTTTTCCATCTTTAGAATATTTTCCCCATGCATTCTCAACAGCAGTTTTCATATATTGGCCATAATGATATTGAAATGCATCTTGTAAATCATATCCATGCGAAGCCATTATCTTTGTAATACTTCCAGTAATAGCACCATTAAAATCAATGTCTTTCCTAGAAGTCAACCGTTGTATATGTTTGTCAGACAATGAACCTCTTAAAAGCTGATTTATTGCAGTAGTGATATTTGTATTTTTATCGTTCGCATATATTTTTTCTAATTGCGATTTAATACTTCCATTTTTCTTTAAAACATCAAGATCTTTTTGAAGAGCATATTTTTCTAATATATTTGAAATAAATGTATCATAATCTTCATCGGTCATTTGATCTTTAAAAAAACTATAAAATCTATCACGATTTGGAATTTTTCTATATTGTTCCTGAAATTTGCTTTCCTCTTTTGTTAATTCGTCCCAAACAGATTGATTTGCAAAATCTATTAGATCCGCATACTTTGAAAAGAAACCTTCAACATCAAAAATTTCGGCATCAATTCGAGAAGAAACAACCTGTTTCTTCATTTTATCAAATATAAATTGGTCATAAAAACTTTTAAAATCACCAGTAGAAAAATAAGACATGGCAGAAAGACTGCTTGGATGAGTATGAATACCAACATCAGCTCCTGCGGATTTAGCTTCTGCTATTTGCTTATTAAATCTAGGAGTTCCTTCTCTTATTCCTGCATAAAATGGATTGCCAATCCATCCAGTTTTTGAATTAACATACAATTTTCTTTCTAAGCTTGTAAAATATCTTTCTACTTCTTGTCCATTTATATTGTCCGTATGAGTAAATTTTGAATCATCCATATCTTTATTAGCTTCGTATATTTGTCTTAAAATATCAGAAAGCCGTGGATTGGATATAGTATTATTAATATTGGAAACTGCTTGTTGTAAATCGGCAACATTTACATTTTCACCAAGTTCAACGTTATCAATAACTATCTTTAAATTTTTTGCAATATCATTGAGTGAATCTTGAAGAGTAGATTTAACATCATCAGAAAATGATGCTTTTGATATCTCTACAGAAAAGTCTTCTTTAAGAATGTCTTTTAAATTATCTACAAGATCTTTGACTTTTTTTTCTACATCATCAAGTTTTTCTGACTTAATCTCAAAATCTAATCTATTACCAAAACTAGCAGAAATATCATCAACTAACTTCTGCATTTCTTCTTTTGTAGTTTTGTCGGTTAGACTATTAATTTTTGTTTCAAATTCCTTAAGCAGCTTTTTATTTTTCTTTGTTGCCCAACCAGAGGTAAAATTTAATTCCACTTCGACAGGATGAGAAGCAGCCACCTGTTGAAGTGCAGAAATCATCTTTATAAGTTTTTCCTTTAATTCTGTAGTTGACGTTTTAAAATCCAATGTGATTGTCTCTGGCTCGTTACTTTTATTTCCAAGAGCAGCCATGCTATCATTGATATCACGAACACCTTTGTCAATAACATCACGAGCTGACGACATTGCTTTAGCGGCATTGTTATATAAATCGTCAATACCAGAAAGTTTCATACCGGCAAAAGTATCACTTCCGGTTTCAGTCATCTTTTCAGTAATAGCATTATAAAGCTTAGATACACTCGCTGAATAAGTAGCAACATCTTTTGCAAGATCGGCAAAACCTGGATCATCAACTTTAGTAGATGATAATTTTTGTTGCAGTTTGGTTAACTCTTCAATACGATTTATATATAAATCTAAATTTTCTTTATCTGTACGACTGTTAAATTTGGTCTTATCTTTAATACTGAAACCACCTTCTTCTGCGGTTTCAATCGCATCAGATAATTGTTTTAGTTTTTTTTTCCTGTTTTCTAATTCTTTGGTATCAATAATATTTATAGAATTGGCACCGGACGCTTCTCTGATTTTTTTTACAGCATCCATTGCCTCGTTAGCCATATTAACTACAGACTTTAATTCTGATTTAGCATTGTTAAGAAGATTGCTTGCTCCATCGCCACTGCCTTGAAATAATGATTCCAAAGCAAGCATGCGCTTTGAAAGCTCATCTACTGAACTGTTAATATCATTAACGGCATTATTAAATGCAGTACTGCTTATTTTACCCAGCTTTAAACTGTCCAGCTTATTTTGCAGTTCATCTACAGCGCCTTCAATTCTATTAACTTGCTCACGAATTGGAGAGTCAACATCAACACTTTCTCCAATTTCACGCAATCCCTTTTTTAAATTGTTAAGACTACCATGTGTCTTTTCATAATTAAATCTTAACGATACATCAATTATAGCTTCACGCCCCATTATGTAACCCCCTTAAAGATTAAAGTGTATATAATCCTCAACGTGTCCTTCGATCTCGTCTCTTTTTCTTTCAATTCTTTCTCTGGGTGTAGGCGACATTATTGGAGGGTGTGTAAGAGGACGCCCCAAAGCTACTTCAAGCTGTGGAGTATTACCATGCATTCCTTCGTCATAAGCATATGTAAATATTGCTTCGGCACTCATTACCTTCCCGTTTGTTTCAAAAAGAACGCTTGGATAACTTCTACCGTAATTTGGAACCAACTCAACTCCGCCATGATAAACAGAATTATGAGCGTTTCTATAAAATCGACGATAGCTATTATTACGAAGGCTTCCAAATCTTCTATATCTTTTTGGAGGCCAAGAGTAAAAATCATCCATTGTAGTCCTAGCAAAATCCGTTAATTCGTTTGCTATACTACTAGCAGCATTTCTCATTGCAATTGGAACTTGAGCCTTAACATCTTCGTATATTTCCTCAAAAACCTCATCAAGTGTTGCCATTATCATCACCACTAACATTATTAAGTAAACCGCTATCAATTAATTGGTCTGCCATTTTTGAAAATGCGGTTATTTTATTTTCAATAAAAGAAACAAGATCGCGTTCATTTTGAACCGTATCTTCATAAATCATATCAACGACTATTTTGAATCGCTGATAATCGTTACCAATTTGTTTTGGAAGCATATCAACAGCACCACAACATTCAAGCGCATTAAACTCTGATAAAATGTTGTCGCCAAATATAACATCAGTATATTCTCTAAAAAGAGAAGTAATAAATAACATATATTTTTGCGGTGAATTAACATAGAATTTTTGTTCATTGTCTATTTTAATATGACTAGTATTATCAACAATACTTCGTGCAACCGCAATTTTCTTTTCATAAGGAACATATGTGTTTATGATATGCTTCTTAATGTATTTCTCTTTATCGTTTGCCTTATTAAAACCATCTACAAACTCATTAACCTTCATTATCCTTTTCCTCCATATTTCTCAACCATCGCAGTCCCAACACAAATAGAGTCTGCAACATCATCGGTTACTGGTATAATTCCATAACGGCTCTTAACGTATTCCATACTAGCCGCCTTAAGTTCATCACGTTTCTTTTTCCCTTGTTCAATACCAAGATCATGTCTCCATGTGCTTGGCTTCACCTCTTCATAATAACAATCGTGAGTGATAGCCCAACCTCGCACAATACCAAGTATTTCAGCAAGCTTGCGAACCAGTTCTACATTTCGTCCTTCGCCTTTTGGTTCTTCTATATAAATCATTTCTGGAACCCAGTCAGCAAGAACTGAAAGTATACCAAGTCCCATTTGATCCATTCGTTCATTTAAATCACGAATTGCAGAACGGTCGACCAAACAATAATCTTTTAATTCACCATTAACAAACAAGGACATTCCAGTCTTCTTTGTCGACGAATCAATACCAACCATTATCGCCATAATCAACCTCTCAGCCTATATGTAATTTCAATAGGAACGGCAGTTATTGCAAACGGCTCATCTGTAATAGCAATATACTCAGAAATAACCATATCAGCAGCATTGTGTCCGTCTGCTTTTAATGCAGATTTAAGATCCGAACAAAGACCATATGAATATGTGAAGTCTGGATTTACAATTCGTGTAAGAAATCTCGGCTTCGGTTCAAGTGTTCGCATAACATATTTTTTATCCATATATTCCATCATTGTTTTTTTCTCCTTATTTCAATTCATGTTTGCACCACAGATCATAAAGTGCAGTAGTCTCGCTTCTGTTAAAAATATAAACAAGCATTGGCTCACCAGTTTTAAAATCACGGCTACCATAGATGTCAAGCAACTCAGCACCATGATTAATATATGCGGCGGCTTGTTTAACATTAATAATACGAACAACGTCAACGGGCGAATAACTTTTGCCAGTAGTCTGGCTGAAAACTTTTTCTTTCATCCTTTTTCTCCTTTAATAAAAAAGGGGGATACAACCATAAACGGCTGTATCCCCCTGATATTTAAATAACTTCACTATCAGGTTTCTTTTTTCTGCGATACCTTTTTTTAGGCGCATCATCAACCATGATTTCATCATACTGTTTTTTAAAATCTTCTCTAAATAATTCGTTGCGAGAAGTATCCAGACTTTCAAGTCTTGCTTTTGCTTCTGCCTTGGTAATTTCACCACGACTATAAGCACAAAAGACGCCAAAGATATCATGGCAATTGTCAGAACAAAAAGACATCATCCATCTTGGAAGATGACTATATTTGTTACAGCTTGGACAATATTCATAATGCTGTTTGTCCATAATACATATTCTTTCGTACTTCATTATAATCTCCTCTATATTTAAATAACGACAGCACGGATCTGCACCATGCATGACTATCTGATTCATCAGATATCACCACTCCACAACAGAGAAGTGCGGCTACCTATTTCGCCATGTCGTATAATTATGGGAGGGTACTAATGTACCCTCCCCGAAAATCAGAATCGGATTAATCCTCTTCCTCATCATCTGCGGCAACATAGATCTCATACAAGATCTTATGAGTACCACAATAGGAAATCTGAAGATTTCCAGTGTAGTCAATCGTTCCCTCGGTGCTGACAGTGAAGGACAGATCAGCAGCGGGCTGGAAGTTCGGAGCAACAATGTATGCTGCCCTGACGACATCAGTTTCGCACGGATCTACGATCAGAACCTTAAGTGTCAGCTTAACAGTCTTCGGGAAAGCGTCAGAACGGTTTGCAATGTATGCACCGTCAGTTACGCTTCTTTCATACTTAACAATGTAAGCGGTAACACCCTCTGCTGTCGGAGGAGTGAATGTAGTTCCATCAATTGCGAAAGCAGTAGCAGAAGCGGCAGAACCAACCTCAAACTTTGCTCCCATAGAACCATTGACAGCAACCTCATTAACAGCGATATCAGAACCATCTCCAGAATATCCTGTCAGAGTAGCAGTCTTTCCTGCCTCAACAGTAATAATTCTCGGCATCTTGATTGCATTCTCAGCGGTTGCAATCTCAGCATCAGTACCACCCATAGCCGCAATAATCGGCAGATTCAGAGTGGAGTTAGTAGCGGTAAGAGTCGGATTTGTTATCGTGTGGCTTTTTATCCACACTTCTGAATCATTACAATTCAGCCCAGCATATCTATTTATCATAAACCTCTGCGGTTTATTCCACTCGATAGCGATGCCTCGTGGGAAGATTATATTCTACAACATCTCAGATGTAGTTTCACTTCCTATGCGTTGTGCGTGTTATATATATTACTATATAACTTCCGCTCTGATTATCCTTGCAAAGGACTTTCCAGATTTTTTCATCGCTCATGATCCATGATTTACATAGTGGATTCATCATGGACGGCTTATGCTTATATTATGCATTTATATCATATAAGCAAACTACCAGTCTTTCCTCTATAGAATGTCTTAATTACAGCACCAGTTCCATCAACAACGTCAGTGGAATCAGCAGTAATATCAATAGTAGCCTCCTGAAGGTTTGTCAGTCTGTACAGAAGCTCACCTGCGGAGTTCTCGGCCACACCTTCAACTATACGATCTACGATCAGATCTCCGAGCTTAAACATATTGGTTTTCTCCTTTTTAAAATAATATAACGATGTTTAATCATTTCTCTAAAGTCCGCATAAAGTCAAAATTGTCTTTAGGAACTTTACTAGTATCCATGAATCCCGAATAACTTCCACCAAGTAGAGCATGGGTAGCTTCATAAACTTGAAGCCTTCTTACAGAATCCATAAACTCATTTAACTGAACCATTCGAAGTTCAGACTTGCGGTATTTAAATCCGGGATGATTTACACATGCAGATATCAATGGTTGTAAAATAGAAGAAGGTTTATCCGCTTCTTTAGAAGCTTTGATAAGTTTTTGCTTTTCCTCTTCAATCAACAACTCCTTGCTAATTTTGCCAACTGTGTACTCAGTCTTCGGATATATATGTACCATCTCACGAAGGATATCAACTATCTTGTGATATGTTTCAGCATTTATTTCAATGTCATCTTCCTCGTCATAAAATGTTACACATTCCTCAAACTGTTTAAAATATAGCTTACGTTTTTCAATAACTGTAAGCTTCTTACCCTCTGGTACTTGCGGCTCTGCGGGAAGCTCACTGGCTTTCGCAGTCTCGATAAGCTTGAACTTTTGGAAGTCCACATCTCCGAAGAATATCCTAGTTCGCTCAACAGGAAGAAGTCCAACAAGTCTACAAAATAATTCGTAGTCGCTAACCTTATTCCAATCAACGCCACTTTCCCATAATTCCAATTTTCTAAAAGTAGTATTCCCAATAAATATATAGAGCATGGAAAAAAACTCGTTCTCTCCATACTCCATTACTTCTTGAATACTAGGTTGATTTATGATAATTCGGTCAGTTACTGGATACGGGTCACCGAAATACAATTTTAAGAGATCTACTTTAAAAGCTCCGGGCATAGCTGTTTTGCATATTTCCTGTTCTAAAGTTATTTGTATTGGTAGCTCTAATTAAAAACTTCAATGTACGACAGTAGTACTTAGTATCTGTGATACTAGGTTTATCCTCCGTCATCTTCATATGAAGTCCAGTCTCATTGCTCCAACACAGAAGATCTTTTACAATGTATGATAAAAGATCGGTGCGCTTTACATCGTATTCCGTATCCATGTCATCCTCATGTACAAAACACATAACAGTCAGATATTGATTTTTGATTAATTCGCTTTTAGTGTAATAACCAATTTCTTCTTCGATATCAAACATAATAAGACTCTTAGTCTCTGTCTGAATTTCATTAACTTTAAGAAAATCAATAATCTGATCCTTGTTATGTTTCTCAGCTTTCTGATTATGAATTTGTATTTCTTCTTTTTCAGCAAGCTGTTTTTCAGTCAGCTCATCATCACTGACATTTTCATATTTATTAGGAAGCAATTCAATATGACCAAGAACATATTTCAAATCTGGATCATTTTGAAATATCTCTTTGATTTTTGCTTTCTTATAAATAATATCATTATTCTTCACATTGTCTAATTCTCTGGTTATCTTAGAAAGATCACGCATTAGTCAACCACCTCCAATCGAATAGAAGAATAGTAGTTGCCATTAGCGTCAGAGACAGACAGTGTGAATGTTTTACCTTTCACCTTGTTTGCCTTTCCGGGCTTAATAGATATGACTGATTCTGTTACTTGATTTACAACCATTAACCTTTCAATGGCAGCCTTGTTTTCAGCATCGCCTACTAATTCAACACGCCACTGAGCATCAATATTGTCGTCAGAAAATTTAACTGAGAAATAATCTGTGACACCAGTATGCATAGTAACAACATCATCAAATTCCGTATCCACCATATTACCATCAGAATCAACAACAAGATAAGAAATGACACTGGTCTTTTCTGTGGACTCTTGCGCATCTGGTTTATCAACGGTGATATCACCGGAATCATCATAATAATCACAGATCATAAGCGTAGGATCATCTCTGCGTTTATTATAATCGTCTTGTTTCAAAGTGAGTTTGAGAACTCCTTGTGGATTCATATCAAGAATTTTGGAAACCATGTAACAGTTCGGATTGATATTATTTAAACTAATCATCATTCTGGTTTGAATGGTAATTGTACGAATATCATCCAAATTGTATTCAGTGAGTTTGTTGCCAAATATATATGCTGTGTTTGGCAACCATGCAGATGTTATATTATCTAATGCTGTGGTGTAATACTAATATGTTACTTTATATATTCGCTACATACATAAAGGTTGCAAAGCAACTTTCTTCTGTTTTCACAGAAGTACTGACTATATCATTCATCATGACGCAATTGCGTTTTAGATGCTCTCTACTTCGGGACGCTTGTACCTAATGGTATTTCAACCAATAGTCGATGAACCTTCCTCTATTCGAGGCTCGGCTGCTGATTAACCAATCCTTATGTTTTTTTTAACTATCACGCCTATGCTTATTTCATCATTACGTTGTAGTAATAAGGCTCTAAGGTTTTTCCAGACAATTCAGAGAGATGCACTTTAATCTTTCGAATTAAAGCGGACTAACTTTAGTTAATCATTCCACACTCCGGAGGTATAACTATTCGCATTTCTTACACAACCCCAACAATTAAACACCCTTGTTTTTCCAAATAACTTGTGAACCCATTTGAAATTCCAGTTGCACTTTAAAACTTCATATCTAACAAATTGCTTTGAATTATTACGACCAACAATCATCCAAAGATTTGAAACGTCTCCCTCAAGTGGCGAGTCTTCATTAATATCAAGACAATCATTAACATCGTCTGGTATGAAGACATAAGTGCCAACAGGAAAATGAACCTTTGGTCTAAATTGGAGATAATAATCCACAGCATCACGGAGGATAGATTCTGTTGCATGCTTAGAATATCTTGCATCAACATAACACCACCCATTCTCTGGTGAAAGGATGTACACTTTCTTGTAACCAACATTCCCAGTAAATGATGCATTCATAACATCGTCAGACTGGCGTTTTCTAACCTCGGAAAGATTATTACCCGCCGAACGAAGATAGGTAGCATATGTATCAAAAGATATCATAATTACTCCTCCTTATATTCGATCTTGTCCAACAATGAATGGGCATCGAGTATAAATCGTCTATACTCACTATAATTATATTCACTCTTTTTAGTCTCATCATAACCCGCTTGAAGAACAGTCATTATCTCAACAATATAAGGATTGTCGAGAATAATTTCGTTTAGACCATTCAACTCACACATAAGAGTACGAAAGTATTTATCATAATCTACATGTGAAAAACGCTGACTAGTCTGCGGATCTTTATAAAGAATAAGCCAGTGAATCTTGCTGTGCAATTTCTCCTTATATTTTTCAAATTGTTCTTTTGAAAAATCTCCGTAAAGTGTATTCAACTTTTACGCCTCAATGGCGAACTGCCGTCAAGATATGTGTTATTTAGATAACCTCTATCTCTAACGGCAGAACGGAGCTTTCTATTAATATCATCTTTCAGACCTCGCAGTTCGGAAAGATGTGATGCTTGAGAATAAAATTTCTCATCAGATGTTCCAAATGTTTGGACGATGTTTGTAATACTGTTGACCTTCGGCTCAATCCATGCATACATAAGACCATAAGAAAGAACTTCAATAACAAACTCTTTATCAGACCATTCATCAATAGAATAGTTCATGTCGTAGTCAATAATTTCATCATCATCATTCAATGAAACATGCTTAAACAATTTTCGAATATACGGATTTGATACGGCGGCATGAAGCCAATTGCACAAAAACTCATGTCGGACATCGTCCATATCCATTCTCGAATCAAGGAGGTCGTAGGCTTCTGTCTTCGTAAAGAATCGAGAATAGATTTCTTCATACTCAATAGATGCCATTCGACACCTCCATCTTACTTGTCAAATAAAGATGCGAGAAGATTCAAATCTGTACCAAAAATTTCGTCCAGTGCTTTAATTTTCTTAACACTGTCCAGAGTGCCATTAGAAACAGCACTTGCCGCAAGAGACTTGAGATTGTTAACAGCGGAAGAGGGGAGTGCATTAATGGTCGCAACCATATCTTTGACAGGTAACGATAAAACATCTCGCAGTTCCTTAACAGTATAAGATTCAGTATAGAATTTCTTAAGCTGTGTCTGCTCGTTAACAAAATCTTCATTCTCAACAATGATCCACGGATTAAACAAGAAAGACGATTTGCCACGAACCTCTGCAACGAGATCGGCATATTCGACATTTTCAATGTCGCCATATTCTCGCCAACTGTAGAGGTTCTTCGACTTCACGCCTTCCATGTTCAGAACACCATCCGTGACTGAACGGCACGCAATCATTTCTGCGGCTTCAAACTTTTTCTTTTTCGGTTTAACCTCGGTAACAGCTTCTGTGTTCTCCGGCTCCACCTTTACTTTTTCCATTGCTCTAGATGCCATATATTATTACTCCTTTTATTCCTGTTGATTTAAGTTACGGAAGCATCCACTGACCAAAATATTTGCCAGTCTTGACGGCCGCACCGTAGACTCTCTGAGCCTCATACTTACGGATATCATCAATACGTCCGTTAGCCTCACCCTTGTCGGTAACCTCGTTGATCTCGGTCTCACCCTCGTCAATCATAGCAACAAGCTTGTTGTCGCCAGAAACAGGCAGGATAAGAAGTTCCTTGTCATTGAATACCTTTGCGGAAAGAGTTTTGTCTTTAAATCTGTTCGGGACACGAACAAGACCGTTGCCATCATACATGCCAATCAGACCAGTAGAAGCAACAGACTCCTTCTGACTCGGAGCAATGTAATCAACATCAACAATTGCGGCAAGCTTACGCAGAGCGGGCTTTGTGCCAAGGATAACTGCGGAGACACCAAGATCCTCAACATTATCAATGATGTCATCAAAGTCGGCCTTAACCAGTGCGCCACTTCCCTTAAATTTAGCGGGAAGAGCAGCAGCAGCAGCCATAATATCAGCATAAACCATCTCAAGGATATGCTCAGAGAATGCCTCGGCAACCTTAGAAACCAGTTTAGCCCAATCGACCTGTCCAAGCAGATAGCGGTCAATATCAGCACCAACAGCAACAGCATAACGTGCGGTCGGTACAGTAAAGGACTCGCCCTCACCAAGAGTCTGAAGGATGATGTCGTGATGGCTATTGCCAACCTTACCAACAATCAGAACGGTGTCATCCTCTGTAACAAACTCGATAACATCACCCATGGCAATGTTACGATAATCTACATACTGCTGAAAGAAATCGTTATTCTGAAGGCCGACAGTAATCTCAGCATCAATAACTTCCTCAATCAGATCCATGAACTCACGGCCATGATCTCTGAAAGCACGAGTACGATCTCTACGAGTAGAATTCTCGGAAAGTCCGAAGATCTGATTAGAAACCGCACGAAGCTTATCATTAGCTTCAGACTTGCTAATTACACGGCCAGTCTCTTCATCATAGATGGTCTCGCCATGAGCCAGATCAAACATCAGGTTCTTAAGAGCCGCATAATCAATATTGTTTTTTGCAAACACATCATTTACATGTGCAGAAAATACCATTGTTCTCATGATTTAATCTTCCTCCTTTCTTCGAATATTAAGCTTTCTCAAGCTTACCAGTTGTGGCATTAGCTTTTACTTCAGTCTTAGCCTCAACATCAATATCTTCAACATTCGTGAAGCCCTCTGCGGACAGCTCGAATATATCGCCAATAGCCAGTTCGAAACCACGAACGGTTGCACCCTGCGGATTGAAGAAATATTTAGCTTTCTTCAGATGCGGGTCGTTCGTCTCCTTGATGATCGGATCATCGTAAATAAGTACGGTTGGCTCGGTTGTAGAAATACCAGTAACCAGAACATAGTAGTTGCCATTAGCAGCTCTATCTACTACCTTCGCCTTGAACTCAGCGGGAGCCGCCTTGTCCTCATACTGATCAAAATGTGTGTAGTTCTGAATTCCACGCACCGTTCCGTTGTCAATATCCTCCTGAACGATTACATTAAAAATGTGACCAGCAAGAGAGGATTTCAGCTTAGACGGGAAGGCAACAGCGTGGGTTGCAACGCTTACTTTAATCATTGCTTTTTCCTCCTAGATAATTTCGTTATGTAAATTTATTTGCTGAACAGACTTCCATATCTGCCAGTCTTCTTAGTAGCACCAATCGGGAACGGCTTCGTTTCCATTGGTTTCTTCTCCTGTTTGGAGAAGTCGACTTTGTGCGACTTTGCCGCATTAAGCAGGATCTCATCGCACTTCTTTGTTACCTCTTCCACAGAAAGATCAAAATGATTTTCCTGCTTCATAAGTTCCATAAACTCCTCAGAGTCCGCAACATCTTTATATTCATCACTGGAAAGAACTTCCATCTTCTGCGGCTCAGATTCGTATTTGGCAAGCTTGTCAGTGGCAAGCTCATACTTACTCTTCATGTCATCCAATGCGGCCTCTTCATCAGCAGTAAGATATCTTGCATGTACCTCAACACGGTCTCCCTTGAGAGAGTACTGGTTGTTCCTGACCTGATATTTCTGTTTCCATGCTCGGCCAGTATAGTAGTCAACAAAAATAACTTCCTTAGAATCAGCATACGCATCACAAGAATAGTAAGCATTATCAGCTTCGGCATAAGTATCATTAACAAGCTGAGTAAGAGCGTAAAGCTGTTCGGACAGGCTCGTTGCAAATGTGTAGACCTTGTCGCCACGAGTAATAGAAAACTCTACGGCAAACTCATCTTTCTCATCAGCATCAGATTCAGCCTCGTCCTCATCCTTAACTTCAGCATCAGCTTCGTCCTCGACTTTAGCTTCAGTCTCAACCTCGGTTTCATCTATGGTCTCAACTTCTGCCTCATCTTTGACCTCTTCTTCAAAAGGAGCTTCAGTCTCAGGAACTTTTACTTCCTCTGTATCCATCTCGGTTCCTCCTTTCTCAGAATTTTTTAGAGCGTCAAACGCTCCTTTATATTCATCCAAAACTTCAATGAGTTTTGAAATCATATCAACATCACCCTGTGCAAAATTTACAGAATTATTCTTACGACTAAAATCTTCGATATCTAATCGTGCGCCATACATTCCTTCTTCAACAGGAGTACCATCCTCATGAATGCCAAGACAAGTTGCTCCAAGAATTTCAATATCCTCAAGTACCAACTCTTTATTCTTAGCATCATAAGACATTTTGTTGACACCAAGTTCTGCGGAAATTTTAGTTCCATTCTTGCGCTTGATAATATCTGCGGCCTGTGTATACTCCTTTGGAATTGCAACATTTGCAAAAATAAAATCTTTGTCAAGTTCATCAACATGTTCGAAAGTTGGCTTATCAGATGTAAAACATCCAATCTGTTTTTCGATATAAACGATATTACCTTCTTCATCAATCTCTCTGTCATGAGATGTGAAATCCCAATTGCCATTTTCATCTTGAATGAAATTTGCAAGCAACGGTTTGTAGGCAATGCCATCCATACATTTCTTTGCCGCCTCTTCAGTCACATTAGATCCATTGCGATTCCTTCCTGTGTGAATTAAGCGCACCCTGCCAAAAAGTAAAGAGGAGTCAGAATCGTCTTCTAACTCCTCGTATGTTACAGGTACTTGAACACAAAGCTGATATCCAGTTTTGTCCGCACTAAATTCATACAGGTTATTATTGGCACAAAATTGCACAAGGTCATCAATGGTAAGTAATTTCTTCTTTGCCATGTAGACCCCCTATACTTCAAGTCTGTTAGAAAAGTTTACCTTCTTTCCTAACAAGTCAAAATTAATCTTGCCGTCATTTATAAATGTGGCAATATTATTATTAAAAGATAGGAGAGTAAATCCACTTTCTTTAAGAAGACTAATGGTCTCGCTATCTTTGGTTTTAATAAATAAAGTATCTTTATCCATTTGCAGTATCCCTCTTATCTATTGAAGCTTCACCGTCATCTGTAAGTTCACTCGGATCACTTTTGGGTCTACCAACTTCAGACGATTGTGTGAAGCTAGAACTGAGCGGAGAGTCAAAGCGTTCGCTCAGATTTAAAACTTCTTCCTCAAGATAATTCATGCTCAGAATACTAAGTTCGTCAATGCCGCTGAGAACCATAATTGACATCTTGGATGGCAAGCCATATTGCGCATTTTCAAGCATTTCTTTTCTGAAGTCCTCACGGGTCAGTCTGCCAACATGGAAGAACTTAATCCTTGACGGATTCGAAACCATGTTGCCAATGATTCTGTTGAACCATCCTTCTGTCTGTGGCAGAAGAGTACAAATAGCAAATTCAGTATCAACTTTAAGTACGGCATTATATGCTGTCGTTCCAGTAATATCTGCTGAATTAAGAACCTGCGCTCCACCGGAAGTATTGAGGACTGTCTTTGTAGAATTGAGAACTTTATTTGATTCCTTAGTTTTGTCATTGCTTGAAAAATCAATGACGTTAAGTTTACCCGGAACCATTGCGGCAGTTGTATAATCTGGTAACGCCTCTTGAATCATTCGATTAAAATAATCGACCGCAACATTTGGGTCAACCTTCCAATCGTCTGGCACATTACTTCCTGTTATGGTTTCAAGTTCATACCAAATCATCTTATAGATTTCCTGTGCATCTGCAACAGCCTGAACATCTGCTACATCCTCAAGGTTAATTAATGGTAAGAACATCCCAGAGAATGGACTGATGATAGTCTGCCAATCGTATGAACGATATTTAAAGCATGCTGCGTATTCATCTGGCACGACTTGCCAACGATTCTTCGTCCTGTCGGCTTCATAATTACGCCACATGGTTACAAATGGTTCGCCCCACAAATCAATATAATCTCTGGTAGAACCTCTAAAATAACTCATGTCGATCGCAAATGAATAATCACCAGAAGGATACTGTGCAACAATGCGACAGTAGTCTGCTGGCATTGGCAAAAAGAATAATCCTGTCTCATCATAATATGCAATATTATAACTGATATCTTGAATAAAACAGGTAACATATATCTTGAAAAATTCGTTTACAATATTCCAGTTCTTGAGCGCAACAAGAGTATTGTAATAAGAGCGCATAACCGCATCTTTATTATTGTCGCCAACAAGATTATAGTTGGGAATAACAATTCTAGCATCAAGGTCGAATAGCGATGAGAAATAAACTACAACTCGCTGAAAAATCTGAGAGCGGTAGAACAAGTACCACGCCAAACTTCTGAGGTTGACCTCATTCCTCATTGCGTTCTGAAGATATGTAACAACAACACCCTTGTCGTAAGTCGGTATAGTACGGAATACCTGTTTATCTGGATTGCGAAGAATCTTCAACGCATCAGATGCATTGTCAAAATTTTGTACACGATTATGATTCTTGTCATACCACTTAATCTTTTCAGCGGCTGTCATCGTAGAAGGTGTATTAGCACCTTGTTTAGATTGTGCCATATACGCACCTCCCTTTATATTGTTTTGCCGTTATATGAACCACGGCGAATCACAAGTTTATCTAAAACAGATCCTGCATTTTTGGGCCTTTTTAAGATTAGCTTCTTCCTTTCTTGTGCTAGACCATAAGCTAACAACGCTAATACATAAGACCTATCATCCAATTTTGTTACGTTGATTTGTATATTCAAATTATTCCATTAAGAAGCTTTAATCCAATAAAAACCACACGAAGTTTTAATAAATGGATTTTTTGTTGCAATAGAAATAGCGCCAGAACAATTATGTCCTAGCGCTTCAGCAGCCTTAGTTATTGATTCGTATTCGGCAACATGTTCTAATGTGTTGCAGTCGACTTGTATCACTCTGATTTTTCGATTATCATTTGCTTTGTTTTTATATTTAATCAAACCATCAAAATACCCATCAGAAAAATCATAATCTTCAAAAGTCCAAATAAAACCCTGAGACGTTCTTTTCCCTCTGCTGAAATGTAAAATCGTAGAAATTGGAGATGTATTGTAACCCGCTTCTCTAATGTCTTTCAACGAGTCCCAAATTTTTATCAATTCTCTGTCTTTGGTATATTGACAAATACGCTTCACTGTTTTATTAGACTTCTTTTTTATGTCGACAATTTTTTCATTTGCAAAGTATTTATTCCATGTAAAATCATGATGCTCATACTCTTCCTTGTAAACCCAATACGAATCTTTATAAAGAGACATTTCTTTTATTTTATGGTTGCATCGAAGAAGCACACATTCTTTTGTGTATTTAAGTTCTTTATAAATATGGGAAGCACCACCAATCCATTCTTTGATAAACTTGCAATCTTTATCAAATTGTAATATGATATTTGGTGATTGAATTCTCCTCATCTTATTAATTTCGTTTTCTGAATGCTTATATCCAAAGCAACCATCTCCACCATAGTCAAAATTATAACCATTGTTAACAGAGTTGTATTTTGTAATCCAATATCTTTCTCTGCTATTTAAATTATCTGGATCGGTTTCTTCTATCACAGAAAATTCAAAAGAGTCTTCACCATATTTATTCCATGCTCCTTGCAAGTGTTTATTAGAATGACAATTACATCTTAAATCACATTTATGATGCGTCCATCTAAATTTTATATCTTTGGATTGTCCTATGTACATCTTGCCATTCACAACATTTTTTATCATATATATTCCTGTTATATTCCTGTCCTCCAAGATCTGGAATATACAAATCAACGAATGCGGTTCTTCCAAGAGTGTCTTTACACTCGACCACATCTCTCGTATTTCATTATGTTATATTACGAGTTCAGACTGTCGCATATTCACATAAGTGAATCCCAATCACTCAGTCGTTCACGCTGTATTTAAACTTGCGCCCTGTTGCCCACTTCTGGGTTTCCAAGTCAATCAGATCGGGTTTTCTATGCGGATTATGATTTATGCCGCATAGGCACAATATTGTTTATGCATAATTCGTGCCTTTTCTGGTGTCAAATCAAAAGAGTCACGACCAGAATCTCTCTTCTTACGAACGATATTCACAACTTCTTCTTTCATTGCATCGATATTCGCAAGAGCCAATTCTTCTTGCCATGAAAGTTTCTGAATCCTAGTATTGACAGATTGAACTTTATCTAATTCCTCAGCCAATTTCTCGTCAAATTCTTTTTGATTCAGTTTTTGTTTTCTTAATTTTTCACTTATTCTTTCTTTTTCTTTTGCTAAAACCTCTTCATCTATATCAAATAAAGTCAAATAACCTTTATTGTCATAAGTAGAAGTAAAAGAAATCTTATCTTGATTCATCATCTCAATGAGCGATTCATAAATTATTGACTTGTATGAAGAGGGAGACAATAATTTTATCTTGTCAACTGCATTTGGAAATCGTGGAACATATTCCGAAGAATATTCCTTGTCAATTAATCCTCTGTGAATAATACCATCCGAAGTTTCCCAGTCTTGCATTATGTAATCTCCTACGCCTACACCGCCTCCTCCGGCACCTGCGTCAATTAGCACACTACTAATATTGCCATAAGCATCAGCACCTGCGTTATAATCAAGTATCATCTGTTTTAAATAATTAACTTGATCTGGTGTTTGCATAGGAGTTTTAAGCTTTTTACCAACATCCATAAGATTTACACAATTAACAATCCTACCACGAAGATCTTCTGATCCATCTACTAATTTAACTGTATATAACTCCATTACACCAATAACAGAATTATCCATGCTTCTTGCGGGATCATATGCAAGAATAAATTTTTTATCACCAGTATCATTATATAAAAGCGGAAGTCTAGTCTCTTCGTTTCTGGTAATAACCCCACGTTTAATGATTGCATCAGCCCCCGCATCTTCTGAAAACTCACAATAATACTCTCGTCTTCCTTTAACCGGATTGGTTCTCATTGTAGCCTCAATCATATCTTTGGTTAATGCTGATACAGTTGGAACATTATGAATAGTTGGACGCATAGCAAGATCACAATCAATATTTGCAACAAAATAATCAGGATCACCTGCAATCATTTGTTTACTATAATCTCTGTAAATTTTATAAAATTCCGTATCAACGCTTGAAGCAGAAGACACATATACCAATTGTTTGGGTGGTGCTTGGGGTGATGCCAAAAGTCTAACCATGTCTATACTATTGCCATTTTCATCAAATCCAGTAGCAAAAGAATTGTCAACGGCACAAAACGCCTTGTACACCTCGATTAGATTACTATTCAAAAAGCCACACTCATCGTATACAACACAGTCGCTTCTAGCACCTCTACCGCGATCTACGTTCGACGACAACGATTTTGTAAAGGAATCATTATATAATTTATATTCAAAACCAGATGGATTATGACTAAATCCATCTCCCGCAGCTGCATTAACCACAACCTCGTTTTTAAAAAGCTTACCCGTCGATCCTCTTAAACTTGATATTCTATCATTGGCAACATCTTCAAGTTTTCGAAAGGTGGTTGCCGACTGTTGACTAGAACCGGAAGCTATATAACAATTCCATGGTTCACTTGAAAGCATTTGTTTCCCCATAACAAACCATGATATCCACAATGTTTTTCCCCACGCACGACAGGCGCAAACGACAACATTTTTCGTTACCCATGCGGATTGCATAAGATACGCCTGCGAATCTAGTAACTGTATTCTGAAAAAATCTTCAAAAAATTTAATTGGATTTTGCTGATAATAATCTCGCTCTTCATTTAATCTTATAAATCCTTCAAGCTTTTTGTTGCTTATTGAATAATCTCTGTGAGGAACATAAATATTATTATATTGATTTTCAACTCCAAGAATTTCTCTTACGAAATCACTACCATAAATACACTTATCAGCCAAATAACTATCATAACAAACTTTATAACTATCCATTTGAATCAACCTCGTTTCTCGGAAGAATATATGTATTAACAATTTCATCGAGATTGACAAGATTGCCATTATCAATATTATATTTACTTAACGTATCTCTAAGATCTAAATTTTCTCTTAATAAGATACGAACAGCTTCTTTGTATGATTTTGTTTGCAAATCCATTTCTTTAATTTTTTTACGCTGCGTTGCAACAATGTCTGACATCTCATCTTCGGTCAGACGCAAGCCTTTAATAATGGCTTGCATACTAATATCCGCAACTTGTTGCATTCCTTTACAGGTTTCAAGTGAATATCCATTTAAACTTGAATCTCGCAAATTCAAATCTTTAATTTTACGAAGTCTACCAGTCCAAGTATCTTCACCCTTCGTCTTACTCTTACTATTCTTCAAACTCAGACAACTCTCAGCAGCAAGATTAGTAATCATACTTGTAATCTTTTGTTTACTGTCCTGCAACGACTTGATAGTTGCAGAGTTGTCCTGCAACTGATTCACGTTACCCATCAGCTTCGCAATAGCATCGTCAATCTTCTGAAGTTGAAGAAATCCACGAACAATCTGAATAGCAGACGAGACCCGCATCATATCCTCATTAGCATCTTCTGAAGCATCAAGCATTCCAAGAAGCTGAGAATATAAGAACGGCTGATCACTAACTGGTTCTCGCTCAAATGGATCATAATCAAGAAGCCGAATAACGTCAGCTTTGTTTTTCAAAAAACTATCATATGTATCTTGACCAGAGTGTTCTTCAACTAATTCCTGTTCGGTCTTTTCATCGTCATATTTGATATGGACTTTGAACATGTCCGAATCTTTAAAAGTTAAACCAACATAATTCACCATCTGAATGTTTTTGGCATATGCCATCCAAGGTGTAGACTTTGTCTTACCTGCCGTAAGATTGGCAGACTCTTGAATGCTTGCATTCCACACAGACTCAATAAATGGTTTGTCCAGATAACGCAAAGCTTCTATTACAGATTCCTTCGTAGGTTCATGTTCATCTCCATTGACATCTATCCTGTGTGCAATTTTCCTAGCACAATCTTTACATATAGGACAGACACCGCTTTGTATTCTTGGATCGGTACTAACATAAAACCGATCTTTCACCAAGTGCCTTCCGCACATATAACAAAACGCACCGTTCTTTAATCGTTGATTTTCTGTTAAGAGTTTTTCGTTCTCTTGTCTGACTTCTGCGGCAGACTTGCGCTCTGTAACAGGAGCAGAAGTAGTGGTGCGTTTGCTTGTCACCTTCATACCTTTCTTTTGTACTGCCACAATAATATCTCCTTATATTCCTTGATAACGGACGCTGAAGGATTTGAACCTCCGACAATACGTAGTTAGTACGTATTAGTTTTGCCGAACGTGAACTAAGCGCCCTATATGAAATCACGACACCGCCACTATTTGGCAATGCCGCAACCTCATCAAAGTTTAAATGTGTATTCGCAATTTTTTCCTTCCCGCTCTTCAAACACTAAAAGCTTCGCAGCGGGAGACGAAGTTTTTCTAAGGGCCATAGAATACGGATCTACACCAATGATTGATGGCACATTAATAGTTTCGACATTAATACCAATCTCCTCATTGCGACTATGATGCATATGTCCCGCAATAAGATAATTAATTGGAACACCATATATCTGGGCAAAATCTCTAAGAGCAGAAGACATGTCTTTAACTTCACCATGAATACCAAGAATCCAATATCCACATAACTCGTCAAAAATATATCCGGTAGGATTTTCAACAAACTCAAAGTTGGCGTTATTTGCAAGCCGAGTTTTAATAAACTCACGAACGACCTTTCCCATATTGTCATCAACAAAAGTTCCCTTTGGTTGTCCTAGCTGACGAAGTTCAGTATGATTTCCGTCTGTCATTTGGAATCTTACATTGACAACTTTGGTTAAATCATTGAGCCAATGAGTAATATAATCTGCGTACTTAATAGTTCCCTCAACTACACCGTACCGTAGCTTACGTAACTGAGACACACGCAAACATCCGTCAGAAAAGTCACCCATAGAATAAACATTTAAGATATCAATACCTTCGGACTCTACTTTCTCAGTAACCTTAGCCAATAATAAATCCATCCGTTTCATAAAGATATCTGGACTATACTCATTAATAATTTCGTTATTAATACCGGGTATTGTAAACTCAACACCAAAATGCTCATCGCCAAAAATCAGAGCATATTCTTTATGACCATGAAACGGAAGAATTGGGAGAGGACGCTCAAGCGGAGGGAGGGAAGAAATGACATCGCAGATGTGTTCCATGATTAATTCATCACGAGCGTCCTCTCGGAGATAACGATTATATTCAAGCTTCTCACTCTGGAGTTTTGCACGCTCCTTTTGAAGCTCACGAATCTTCGTATTGATTTCAGCCAACTGTCCATCAGCATCAACAAACCGCCGACGATTAGCATCAAACATTTTTGTAAACGCAACATACTTTTTGCGAAATGTACTTTCGCCATAATCAGTACCAAGCAGTCGATTTAAAATTGTAGCGACATCATCCCAAGTACCAATCTTATCCTTGTCAGAGCAAACTCTATATATCAGTTCCTCGTCTGACTCACCGTCAAAACGTATGTAGTCTGCCAAATTGTTTCTCCTTTTATTCGTCATCAGTAGCCTTGCTGTGCAAACAAATAGACCTTCGTCTTGCCACACTATATGGTTATATTATTATGCGAATGAGGAGATAAGTCTGAGCATATGAGCCGTCGCCCATACACTTCTTACCCCAGAGTAGTAACTCCATAACTCATGTGGGATTCCTCGCCCACAACTTTCAGGCATCATTCAGAATTTTATAACACATACCACTCGATGTTGTTCTTCTGTAACCATGACTGTCGCTTTGCCCTACTCACCCAACCAACACGCCTTATACTTCCGGTTTCCCAGAGATCAACGACAACATCCCTTGTTTTTAGGTTTCCCCTACTTACTCCATTCCATGTGTTTCCTACGCACATGGCATCAGGGTTGCTCCACTCCTAGTGGCGGTGTATTTTCGGGACGGCGTGAAATTGGCACTATACAACGATATAATGCAGTACACATCCTTTGCCTTGGAGGTTTCCTTCCTTGACGAAATTGTCTCACGACAAAATCAAAAGAGCCTACTGGCCAGTATCCCAACCCGTAAGCTCTCGCATTTCAGATGCTCTTGGCAACGTGACTAGCGCATCTTCACCAAGATATTTGTACGCACAGCAAGACTACCAATGGTAGTCATTATACAATAATTTCATTAAGAGATGATACTACACAATCAACGAGTCCATAATTTAACTGGTCGTCAACAGAGAAGTACCAATCCTTAGATTTGTTTCTTTTGAACACTTTATCTTCAATGGTTGTTTGTTCCATGAAGAACTTATTCATATCATCTACCTGTTTCTTGTATTGCTTCTGAGCCTCTTGTGTTTGCTCAAATGTTCCAGACACTCCACCAGATCCACTGTGAAAAAGTGCGAAAGAGTAGGGGAGTGCAAAACGTTTTTGTCCTGCAACGAGCAGAATGCAAGCACCGCTATAAGCATAACCTGCATTATATGTCCATACCGGAGTCTCAGATAGTTTAAATGTAGTTGCAAGACTCATTGCTTCAGCTAAATAACCACCTTGAGAATTAATAATAATCTTTATAGGTTTACGTTCTTCTTTGGGGATACCCACATCAACCATATTGAAATATAAAATATCCTTCTGTATTTCAAGAGCATTATCATCAATATCAGTATCCATATAAACAATTCTATCATTAAACAGTCTCCAGTAATTAACATACCCCGGATCTGGCAACTGCATAGTCTCAAGGTTTTCTGGCAGAGCAATCTGTAATTCTTCCAATTTGTAGTTCTCCTTTTAATCCTTGTTTTTAATGGGGCGGCAGAACCGCCCCACCATAATTACATATTATCCGAAGCAATGCGTTTAATCCACTCGTCAACAATCTGTCGTTCGTGTTCTGTCTTTGCTTCATCGTACATAGACTCAAGTTGCGAAACCATCCGATCCTTGATGCTGTGACCGCTGTAATTATTATCATAACTACGAGAACTATATCTGCCACGAGCATATGACTGATTGCCATTACGATTATCGTAATAACGCATAGGATGGTCATAAGATGAAATCCAATAGTTGCGAGACGAATAGCCTTCGTCATCATCAGCATATTCTCCACGTTCCATCTTTTCTATTTTGCAAATCAACTTTAATGCCTTATCAGCATTCTCCAGTTCGACTGGAGACAAGTCATTCTTTTTTGTTAATTTTTTGATCTCTTCCATTAGAAGGTCTTTGAGATCAGTAATCGTTTTGTCTACCATCCTTCTCCTCCCCTTATCTTGTGACGGCCAGATCTGGCCTTGTCAAAATAATATTGGCGTTCTGTACTAGAATCGGCTGACTGCTTGTGTTGCGAACTGCAACTGTTTCACAACAGCCCGTCCAAATCTGTGCTGTAACTGCAACGGACACGTTGAAATAATTTTCAACTGCGGCAGGAGTTACAATCATTGTACTGGAAGGAATAGTAGAACCATCTATCGTGACCGCCAAAGATATATCCTCAACGGTTCCTCCGGTAGGAATGGCAATATTGGCACTGAAGTCTACCAGATAATTGGCGAACTGCGAAGATGGACATCCACAAGGCCGTCTTAACACAGCACCCTTAAGAAGAAAACTTCCCGAATCATCTCTGTGCCGAATGAAACCACGCTCACATGGAACAGGGGTATCTGTAAACACAACGGATTCTCCGGGGTTCACAGTCTGGACGGCATTTGCTGAATATTCAGCCATGTACTCCACCTCCCCTTAAGCAATCATTCCACAACCGCATCCGGTAGAGTAACCATAATTACAACAAGAAGGGTTCTGAACAACATAAGCGGGAACAGGAGTCGGATTAAGTGCTTGCTTAAGAGCGGCAGTCTGAGCCGCATTGTCCGCAAGAAGCTGTCCTGTCTGGGCATTCTGAGATGCGGCAAGATTTGCCAGATTAAGCTGAGTCTGAAGATTCGAGTTCTGCTGTCGGAGACTTTCCATTTCCTGCTGGCACATCTTGTCAAGAATCGCCTGAGTGTTCGCCGTATTAGAAGCAATTACATCTCTCAGCGCATCGGAAATAGCTGTTCTATCTGCGCATGCTTCTGTAGCAATCGAGTATTTGAGATCAGCAATGCCCGCACCGTTATTAAACGCATAGTTCTGAAGCGCCATTGCAAGCGTATTATAATTCTGATTAGCCGCCATCTGTCCAGTATTAATAGCCTGAAGAATGTTTGCCTGAGAATTACATCTGGAAACTTCCGCATTGGAGAGGGCAGTGTTGATTCCGCTGATACCAGACATTACAGACTGCTGATCGAAACCACGCTGAACATCACCCTGCATACCGCCTCCACCACCATAGCCATAGCCGAAGCCATTCCCCATGAAGGCAAAAATCAAGAGGATGAGAATCCAGTATCCGAAATCTCCTCCTCCAAAACCATAACCGTTACCGCCAGTTACTGCTGCTACATCTGCGGCTGAGAGGCCGCCACCATTCTCTGTTAATGACATTAAGATTAGTCCTTTCTTAAAAGAAATGTTGACAGTTTATATTTTGAATTTCTAGGCCCAGAAAAATCAAAATCCTCTTCCAGTAAGAATGTTTGCAATCATTCTCGCCTGATTAAATTGCTCTTGGCTTATTCGCCCAGAGTTAAGCATTTGCTGAACTTGCATCTGTGGATTGATGCCTTGCCGTTGATATTCGCTCATCATCTGCTGATGCTGACCAAGCATATTCTGCTGTCCACCAAACATCTGAAAAATTTGCATAGGATTAAACATTATCATTTCCTCCTAAATCTTTTAAGAGTTTATCCAGTTTCGCATTAAGCGCATTGAACTCATCCTTGGAAACATAGTTGCCAGTTGGAATAGTATTCACCGTAGGAGTCTCTTCGTGAATAGAAAACACTCTAGGCTGTTGCGGCACACCATTCATTCCAGTAGTCTTCAACCAAAACTTCTTCATATCAAAGTCTACAAGCATTACGGTAAATCCTGCGGCAACTGGATAATTGTTTACCTCGTCTTCACCATGAACTAGGACAGTCATAAGACTTGAAGAGTTCGAATTGTTCTGTGGACGATACGGCTGTTGCGTAGTAACCGGATTACTCCACGGTTGAGCAAAATAAGGCTGTTGAGCAATGTCCATTTATTATTCTTCCTTTCGCCAAAAGTATATGGGTATCTCATTTCCAGAATCCCATGTATCATAATAATTTCCATCTATCACAGCAACGACATGACTTCCAGTTGCAAGCAAATAAACACCTTCTGGATTGTCATTAGCGAATTGATTTATTGTGTAGCAGTTAGGACAAGTATCTGGGATGATATGTCTGCGAAATCCTTTTGAATACAGATATTCACCCCAGACACGATTTGAAGACGGCATGTCATACATTTCATATCCCTTAAGGGTTACGCCAGCATATGCTTGTTCCCATGTAATGTTTAAAGCAATAGCGACACCTCTGATCACACAGTCACCAACGGTACTATTCGTTGGGTTAGGGTTGCAATATATGAATGCCATCACGATTCTCCTTATTCGTTAATATCTCGTTTAAGAGTTGCGCCAAATTTACAACGAGGCTTAATTCTAGCAGGAACAACGAGAGTCTCTCCGGTACGAGGACTCTTCATTTCATGCTCCTCGGTCATGGACGACTCGAAGGTGATGCCATCAATAAACTTAACTGTCTCCTGTTTCTTCAGCTCCTCAACTAGAACCTTACGAATTGCACCAAGTACAGCCTTCACATCCTTGATGGTAAATCCAGTCTCCGTAGATACTGCCCTTGCAAAATCTTCTCTAGTCATTTTTCTTTCTCCTTTTATTCGTAAAAAATATTATTTGCAATCTTCGCACCGGTTTCGTCTAATGTATGAAACAGAGCGCAATTAATGGTAAGATTTTCTCCGTCCCTGTTTTCATCATATACTTTTATCTTTTGTCCCTTGCACGAAGGATTGTTGCAAACCATAACGTTAGTTCCTTCGACATGTTTCATCTCCTGTTTGCAGATGGGGCACACATGTCTACTTGTGAATCGTTTTTGGATGCTCTCAAGTCGCTTCTTGTTATTCGTATGTTTACGAATTGGTTCAAGTCCAAAGAACGGCCTAAGATCTTCAAATGGTGTATAATTCATATCTATTTCTCCTTTTAATTCCTTTCCCTCATATAGTCTAATTCATTGAGGAGAAAATATGTACGTAAAAGCATACATAATCAAGTGTCGATTGCAGGGGGGTGTACCCGAAATCAACCACTTTTTGACATGTTACCTGTAAAACATTGTAAGAACTGACGAGGACTTACATGATAAAGAACGTTCATCAACGCCGCCCTGTTCTTATTTAATGTGGTTCTCAGCATCGACTGGTTAACATCTGGTGTAACAACAAACGCTCTGTTGATAAGCCAAGACATAAGACCAAGATAATTGTTTGATATGTGAATCTTTTGAATGTCAGAAACCAGATTCTCAAATTCATCACTCAGAAGAAAATAATCTTCATCAGAATCTTCATCAATGTTGAATTTGTAAACATCAAACGCATACTTCTCTATTAATTCCTCTATCTTCTTGCATCTCTTTCTGCTTTGTGTCAGTTCATAGCGCACGAAGAAATCGGAAAGCGGGAGAGTAGAAGAGTCTCTTCTCTTATAGGGCATTGTCATTTTATATAACTCGCCCATAGGAGATGTGAGATCATCATTTATCATTCTCTTTAATACATAGCCTTCCTTCGTTTTTATTCGACTGACCGCCTTGAAGTCTGGTTTTATAATCTGCCAAAAAGCAGGATAGAGGTTATTTCCAATATTCATGTCTTTTTTAATTCGCTTAACTTCTCCGGGTATATCAATGTCGTAAGCTCTCTTGGCGTTATCAATTGCCGCCTGTGCAACTACTGACAAGATACAAACATAATCTTCATACTTCGGATCATCCAAGCAATATGAATATGTCAGACATAGCTGTGCGAGATTTGAAGACTCGCCAATAGCAAGCTGACTCTTACTTAATTTGTCATCTATAATGCTGTAGTTTTCTAATGTGTTATTATAATGATTCTTCTCTTGTGGAATATTGTTTACTATTGTGTGGTAGTTCTCGTAGCAGTACTTTGCATGTGCAACAATCTCCGGTTGATTTGTAACGTATACCGAATCAGAATCCTGATCTGAGCCATTGTTTCTGTCTTGGAAATCAGTATGAAGCATGTTGACTGCTATAATTTGTTTTCCTAAATTAAAATATTTATTTATCTTTTCACTATAATGGTTGTGTAAATGATCCATGTTATTCCGTGAATTAAACGGAGAGCGGAATGCCGCAAGGTATTCACCATCTTCGAAACGACCAGTATAACATTGAATACATCCATCCTCGTTCTCAAACGTGTCATCGTTTTCAACGTCCTCACCAACAGTGTGGAGAAGCATTGCATATGGAGAACCTACAATTGTAAGGTTGTCGGCATTCTGAATCAGCTTGCCAGACTTCGCCTTAATCATGTACCCCTTGATGATTGCATACCTTCGTTCTCTGAAATATTTACACCGTACAAATTCTGGATCTTGTTTAACAAGTGCAATCAGTACCTCATAATCATTTGAGAAGTTTTTGTTCATATTTAAATAATGAAGAAACTCCTCATCGTCTGTCTGCAATTGACTGATGTACGCTTCAGTCTTGTTCATGACTAACGGCATCGTTCCAATGTCAAGAGAGTTTACCATCTGATAGCTCATCTTCTGAACATCGCCAAGTTTGCTGCGGTGAGCCGTCTTTACAATCCCAAACAGCGAACCATTCTCCCGAACCTTCTTCGCCCAGTAATCAAATGTAACCCCAAATTTAAGCCACTTAATTGCGTTGTCGGTTGTGATCAGCTTGATATCTTTTGCCAGATGCTTGCCACCCCACATATCCTCTAACACAGCCGTGTTATAATCTTCGCCAAAATAATCTTGGAAGAATAGTTGGATGTTTGTGTTGAACGCCGCCATCTTGGTCATGTGTTGCCGAAGCAGGATGTAGCCGTCTGCCCACGAAGGAAAGAGAGAAGAGTCAATAAGTGCTTGACCATCAAACATTTCATTGCTCAAGTCATATCCATCACGCTTGACTGCGAGACACTCCTTGTTAGCATTAATTTCAATACTCACAACGTTCGTTTTGAAATATGACTTCACATCTTTAACAACTAATATCTCTGAAGGATCAATCTTGATTCGTCCCTCAATTGAACTAGTAATTAAAGATGCGTAAGCTCCAATCTCAACAATCGGTGCATTCTCATCTGGCAGTTTGATTCCCATATACAGAAAGTCATGAGCCTTCTTGTATAGCCGTTCGCACACAAACATACAAGTTCCCTTTTTGGCTTTGCCGGGAGTGCGGTAGAGCATCTTATAATGGATTGTCTCAGACTTTATTACGTTGCCACTTGCGTTATGTGTGTCGTAGGTAATATCCACACCATCGGTATAAAACTTTTTCCGCAAGTCAAAACGTGACAGCTTTTCGAACTTATCCTTGTTGGCTTCACAATCAGCAAGCAGTTTATTCAGCCGTTCAAGTCTGGCAACATCATCTGAATCTGTTGCTTTTATTAATGAAAGAATGTGTTGATACTCTTCATCAAAACTGCGAGTGCCGTAGCCAAATTCAAGACAGACAATATCTCTGGTCGATTCCTCCTTCCATACCTTCAATCCGTTATCCAGTAGAAAGTCTAGGAACAGACTATTTGTCAGCATCGCATCTTTCTTATCAAGCTGTTGTCTGACTCCAAGATTCCTTTCGTGAATGGATGCGGCTTGGATGTTTAAAATTTTAAGTCCATACTCAGACAAGTTCTCACCCACCTTTTGTCGTGTTCATTAGTTGCTTTAGAATTTTTACAAAATCCTCATACTTTTCATCAGAGTATTCTGGATCAACAGTTATGCGGAGCGTTCGCCGTGCCTCCTCATCAGACAGGCCAATAGCTTTAAGGATACGGCTAGGCTTATTGTCACCGGAAGAACATGCTGATCCTGCCGACACTTGAATGTCGTAGCCATCATCCAGTAGTGAGATAATGGTGTTGGCATCACCGTCTGGTAAAGTAACACTTACGATATCTGGCACACCAAGGCCAGTGCCGTTTATAATCACCCCATCTATGTTCAGCTTCAGCAGAGTCTGCAAATACAGCGATTTCATATTAGTAGCAATGTAATTAATGAGCATGTCATCTCTGACTTCTTCAAACTGTTTCGCCATTGCCCAGATTGCCGCAACGTTTTCAGTTCCCGCTCGGTAACCATCTTCTTGATGACCGCCAGTAAGCAAAGGAGAGAGAGGGTACTTTGTATATATGAAACCGACACCTTTGAATCCACCGAACTTGTGAGCAGAACCACAGGCGAAGTCAACGCACAAATCCTCAACATCAACATTTTGACTGTGGGCAAAACTCTGCGTCATGTCTGAAAAGAGAAAACATCCTTCATGGTCATGAACAATATGCGATATCAATCTTGTCGGCTGAATAGTTCCAATCTCATTGTTGGTATCCATAATACAAACAAGAGTGCGCTCGTTTCTTTGCTCATAAAGCGTGAGAGTATCTTCAAGCATACGGCGATCAACGAGACCGTAGTGATCGACATCAACAACGGTAACGTTTACATCACCATTCGCCAAAAGCTCCATTGCGGTATTGTATACACATGGATGCTCGATTCTGCTAACAACAATGTTGTCAACATGGAATCCACGCATAATCATATTTGCTCCCTCAGTCGCACCAGAAGTAAAGATGATCTGGTCTGGGTCACAATTAATTTTGTTAGCTATAATAATTCTGGCATTTGCCAAAAGCATATAAGCTTCGTGTGCCTTTTCACTCATTGACGAAGGATTATACCAGTAGTTTTTTGAAACTTCGTTAAATAGCTTTAGCGACAATTCGCTCGGCTTCGTTGTAGCCGCACCGTCTAAGTACATTTGTTATATTCCCTAACCTTTCTGACGTAGTCTGAAATGTCCACGGCATGATCCGTCCATTTGCCAGTTGAATAATCATATTTTGAGAAGCGATCCTCCTCGCAAATCACGCCGTCATTACCTTCGACAATCCAATCCTCATAAACAAGATTCTTATAATATTTATTTGCACATTCCTTACACAGCGGCTGAATCCATCCATTATCAAAGATGTGAACATCAAGCTTTCCGCACTGGACACAAACGTTGCGACTGATGACGGTGTAAGCCATGACAATATCATCAATCTTCTCGTTTCCACCATAGTCGTACCACCGCAGCTCACCGAACTTTTCCTTGATCTCTGAAATGCAGTAAGTATCAACGAGATTCGCCGCCTCCAACTCACGCTGAATGTCGGCACAAATCAATTCGCCAAAAGCCTTTCGCCAACCACGAGGCATCTGGTCAAGGTAAGTCCAAGAGTAATCATAATCGGGTTCATCCTTCGGAATCAGCCACGGATATTTTTCACCAAGTTCACGGTTTTCTTTTTCATTCATCCAAGCCAAGCTCTCTCCGTCCTTTCTCTGTTAGCATATAGACCGCAATCACCGACATAATCCATGAAATCTTTCCGTGCCGCATACACATCACTAGGGTTAAAAGTGGTATGTGCCTTTACAACATTTCCGTCCTCATCCATTACCGATGCGGTAATCTCAAGTCTCACCGTGTTTTCTGGAATTTTTATTATGACACCCTGTCCGGCGGCTACTTCTTTTGCCATCTTGCACCTCCAATTCTCGCTCCATGTACTCCATCCATTTATCAATCCTACCCATGTCATAATTGTATTCGCTGACGAATTCAACGCCAGAGATTATCATGATTGCAATTATGACGAATACCAACACTAATAACCCTTCGCTCATTGTCAGTCTCCACTAAACCATGAATCAATAATTTCCCGCTCCGTGTCTGTGAAGTCATAGCGGTCATTCTTAATACACTCCCAAGTCTCCTCTGACGGATCAATACCATATCCGTAAAGCACCTCGTACTTGTGACCGCCATGCTCCCACGTTGCAATGAAGCGATTGGTGCGCTGTTTGCAAGTCCAGTTCTTCATATACTTTACATGACGCAAATACTTCTTAAACTGCTTGGACTTGTAATTATTGTAGAGATGCTTGCAATGCTCAAGCGTGTACCGCTCCTCAAGCCAGTCCTCATAACTCACTGTCGGAAACATCTGCTCGGTGATGAAGTTAGGCTCGGTGTGAGCCACGTTTAAGGCGGTGAGAGATGGGATAGAGGTGATTGTCTCACTGCTGAATGGACAACCATAAATTGTTCGCTCCACCTTGTCTCCACTGACTACCACAATTACTTGCTTGTAGAAGCAGAGCAACAGGTCGGCATCTCCCGCATATACAAAATAATTTCCATCAATCACGCACGGCCTGCCGTCAGCATCAAAAGCCTTCTCGCAAACATAGCCAGTATCAGATGAATCCATAAACAGATCGTCACCTCGGTTGACAAGCTTGCCGTCAACTCTGAGCAGTGCGCCCCAGTCAATCATTGCCATTTTAATCCTCCCATTTTTAAATATCACCACTCTCAAATACAATTGTTAATGCCTCAACCTCTATATAATGTTCATTCTTTTTTGAAATTTCATAATTAGTTACATAAAGAACATCATTTATATATTCAATGTGCGGAGTATCATTAATTTTATATAGTATATTGCTAATAGCTTCTTTATCATCAACCGGAATCTTTATACGATTCCTCGATTCAATATGCGTATATCTCATCACCATTCCTCGTAATAATCATACATGCCAGTCTGCCACATCTTCTCGACAAACTCCTCAACCTCTTCAAGCGTCCATGAGGAGTGGAAGAGTATGTTGATTGGATTATGAGTGCCGGCAGCATACATCTGCATCGAAAACTCATATGCGAAGTCTGGTACTCCGTCCGAATACGTCAGGTGACTCTTAAGATACGCATTATCCCACTCGTTGATGTCAATAAAATATTTCTTGCCGTGTTCATCATCAAAGCGTTTCTGCCAACAGCGTGAAACATATTTGCTATGAAAATCTGTCGGCGGGTATTGACGGTAACCCTTGTCTGTAAAGTCCATTCTGTTAGAGTTCATTTGTAGCCCCCTCCTGTATAAATAATTTCGTTATGTAAAACCACGGTAATATAAACACGCCCGTGCGTGAATAATATCTATTACGATATTTATATGATATCATATAAAGATTAATTTTGTCAAGTATAATTTATTCTTTGCAGAGAGAGGTGGTGAACGTTTTCAGTAATTCTATATAATATAAATTAATATTGTATTTATCTAGATGAGTATATTGTGGTCTATAAAGATTATATATTGTTCTTAGATTAATATATTTAGAAGATTATATAATGTTTAGAAGATAATATAATAT